CGCACTCAGCGCCTCCTGACTCCCCACCCCTCCCCGGACCGGGGCCAGGGGGCCCGGTAGACCCGTCTAGCTGGCCCACAGAGCCATGATCCATGGGTACCGTGCCCCCGAGGCAGCCTGACCCGTGGATCATGGCTCACCGGGGCACACAGGCCGTTGTCCCTGGTCAGCGGGGTCAGCGTCGACCAGGACGTCCCGCCGGCTGGCCATGTGTACCTAGGTAGCCTGGCCACCAGGGCACCAGCCTAGGTATGCTTAGGTACAGGTCAACACAGGGGGGTACCTAAGATCCTTGATCATAAACCTGCCACCACCCACCCATGGGGGAATATGCCCCACCTACCCCACCCCACCCCCAATGTCCCAAACCTCCCAAGCCCCAGGCAAACCAGAAACCAAGATCAGCTGCCACAACATGGGTGCACAGTCCACCAGGTTGTTTGCTTGAGACCTTCACCTATGACTCTTCATCGATGTGATGGTTGTGGATGCCGGGTTAGCTACAGCCCACCTGGGTGATCCATATGCGTATATGCGTGTTGGGATTGTTGTGCATGTTGATATGCATCTTTACCTGACACCATGGGTGGCATGGAACAGCTACCCCGCGCCCTGCGACCCCTCGACGACACCGAACTAGCCCACCAGGCACCCCTGGTCCGGGCCATCGTCGCCCAAAGACTGGAAGACGTGTACCAAATCTGCGCACCCCACATCCGAGGAGACGTGGACCGGGTCGACCCACGGTTCGTGGAAGCCGGTATCCGCGCCCTGGACCGGCTGACCCGCCTGTTCCGCCTCGACCAGCCGGCGGCAGCCCTACCTGATCCGGATGCGCGGCCGGTTGACGCGGCCACGCTGGTGGCTAATGGTCTGCGCGAGTTGGAGGCCAGGATCAAGGGCGTCTAGGTGGCCTAGCCGCACCTGACACGTACGCACATCGATGGGTGTCGTTTCTACATCGTTGGGGGGCCAAACAGCACTGAAATGCTGTTACGGATGTAGGAAGCGAAAGGGGTGTGTCGATGTTTGCAACGCTACGACCAGGAGCAACAGCTCGTTGATCGCTAATCAGTGTAGAAAGTGCATGATCATCCCGGAACTTGGAAACGCTTCACCATGATTCAATTTACCTAGTGTGCTTGTACCTACCGACACTTTTGACACTTTCGACATTTTCCCAGGTCAGAGTAGTGTCAAAACAAGTTGATCTATGTAGATAGTGCTGTTACGCAAGATCCAGTTAGCTTCCTGTTACATAGAGTGATGACTCCTAGACGTATCGGGGGGAGGGGTGGTAAGGTTGGGGGTATGGAGGAGAACGTACGAGGTGCCAGAGACGCCTTCGAAGAGGAGATGGAAGCTCGGGAGCGAGCCTACGAACGTCGCGAAGATCGTCTGATCCAGGACCTCAACGCAGCCAGGCAAGAGAACTTGGAGCTGAAGCTGGAGATTGCGCACCTGGAGAGCGAACTAGCCAACTGGCGAGGTACCCATGACTAACGAAGAGGTGGAGGAGAAGGTCCTCGCGGACCCCACCTCCTACCTGAAAGGCTTCGTTGACGGACAGGCCGAGGCCCGCAGGTTCACCTGCCGGTTCTGCCACCTTCGCATCGACTGGTACACCAAGTACCGGATGTGGTTAACGGGCCGCCCATCGGGGCGACACTTGGACCGCAAGCAGAGGGCCACCTGCCGCGCCTTCAACAACCCTGACGTACTGAACCGCCACGATCCCAAGCTCACCTGAGGAGGAGCTAGTGGAGAAGAAGGACAACCGGCCGCGCAACAGCATCGGGGACGCGAGACGGATGAGCTACGGCACCATCTGGCAGCGGATGCTTGAGGTCTACGCGGTCGTCCCCGAACATGAGCTGCGGGCCATCCACCTGCGCTGGAAGAAGCTGGCGGCCACCACATGAGCGGTAAAAGAGCACCACGTATCCCGCTGCCTGAGGTGCTGGTGGGGCAGTTCCGGTCCAGGTTGCGCCAGGAACGCCTGGCCCGCAAGATGACCTTGGACGAGGTCGCCGCGCTGGTGGGTGTGGCAAGAACATCGGTGGGCGACTGGGAGCGGGGCGTTTGTTTGCCCACCCCCGATCACGCTGTCAGGTGGGCGTTGGCGGTGGGTGTCAAGCTCAGCTTCGAGGCCATCGTGACACCGCTCAACGAGTACGTACCCAGTGCCATCACCACCCAGTCCGTGCCTCGGGTGACGATCCGTCGCCGAGAAGATGAGGTGTAGTATCGGGCGCGTGTGTGAGGCCCGTCAGGCAAACGAACCCCCCTCAGGTAAACCCTGAGGGGGGTTCGTTTGTCCCTCCCACCGTGGCGGGAACGTGACTGTCAGCCCGAAACTGATTCATCCCGCTGATGCTGGTCCTCAGCCTCACGGTTTCCTGGTGGTGATGGTGGGACTGGGTCGTGGCCGGACCCTCGGCAGTTCATTGGTGGCCACGAGCCGTCTTTAGCGCCGTGGTTCCACACCTTGCCGGCCTTGGTTAGTCGGTGCGATGTGTTGCAGATAGGGCAGTGACCTCGTGGTTGCTTGTTAGTCATCTGTCTCCTTGGCGGGGTGGTGCTTGTGGTTGGGGGCCTTGGCGCACGTGAACCGAGTGGTCCAGGCGTACAAGGTGGAGAAGACCTGTTCGTGACTAACCAGCTCCCATGAGCCGAAAACCTGTTGTATGCGGCAGTTGCACCATTTGCACCAGGCTCTACTGTGACGTACCACCATGAAACAGGCTCCTCCACATAATCGCCGCGACCTCTTTGTAGTGACTCTTGTCGTCAGGTCTCAAGGTGGCCCACACATCGTCTCGTGCCTGCCGGTTGCGAACGGAGGCCAGGCTCTCAGTCCTGGCCTCCGTCGCAACCATTTTGGCCAGCAGCAGGATTCGAGGGTTGGGCTTCGCTTCCGGCTGCTCTGCCATCAGGACCGCTTCCTCCACGGGGGCAGCGTGTTGATGCGCTTGCCCTTGTTGTACTCCTCGGTGAGCAGGTCCGCGACCGCCATGACGATGCGGATCCGCTTCATCTTGGACCACTGCTGGGCCTGCGCCAGGAAGGCGAACGGTCCACCCGGGTAGCCGGACAGCTTGTCCGCCAGCGTGGGCAGGTCCACCAGGTCACCGTGCTCGGCGAGCAGGCGACCGATGCCCTCGAACAGGGCACCCTGGACACCGTAGCGGTCGTTGCCCCAGGCCTTGGAGATGACGAAGATGGTGGCCTCCACCAGGTTCGGCTCGGCGTCCAGCTTCTTCGACAGGTGGTAGATGCGCTCCACCGCCGCCACGGCGGCCACGTTGCCGTTGCCGACCTGCGGGGACACCGTCCAGCCGCGAGCCCGCAGCATGTCGGAGATCTCCAGGGCCGCCTCGTCCTCGGCGGTGCCGCGCACCTTGAACTTGTCGATGACGCGGGGCTTGGTGGTGAAGTTGAGGTCCAGGAACAGCTGTGCCTCCTGCTTGAGGGTCAGGCCCTCGAACACGCGGCATGGTATGGCACCTTCGTTGCTGGTTACTTCCTGGACGGTGCGCCACCGGTGCTGCCCATCGACAATGATGTCGACGCGCTTGGTGCCGTTGGGGGTGCGCCGTCGCGACACCGTGATGGTGCCCAGCGCATCCCAGCTGAAGTTCCGCTTCATCTTCTCGACCTTGTGCAGGTCGAGGGGACGCTGCACCAGGGGGTCTGTTTCCAGGTCGGAGACCGGGATCATTTCCTCGGTGTAGTGCGGGAGTTCTTTCGCCGCTTCAGCCATTCTCTCGTTCCTTTCGTTCTTTCCTCAGGCGATTGCCCAAGATCATTACCTTCCCCTTGATCGCGGCGAGTGCCGCTGTCAAGTTGTCGATCTCCTCCGTGGTGATTCCTGGCCGGATGTGTCCGATCCTGTCGAATGCGTTCACGACACCAGTTGCCTGGATCAGAAGACCATTGATCAGTTGTCGTTGTTCCTGCTCAGTGCCACCATGGCGACCCACCCTCTTGTACATTTTCAGTCTTCCTGCCGCCGCATGTATGGTCAGTTCTCCACTATCCACCTGTGCCGCAAGTTCAGCTGCTATACGACCTTCCTCATTGTTGAGGAGGGCCCGCCTGTACAGGGTGTGCGAGTGGTTGAGGATGGATTCCGTGGATCCCACCGCCTTTGCAACGAGAGGGCGAGTTGGTCCTATCGGGTCTCGTAGGTGCTTGGGTTTGCCCCGTCTGGCCTCTCGGCCGGCCATCATCCGTGCCATGATCTGGTCGTACAGGTCCTCGTACAGGAGGAAGATGCGGCGCGGTGAAACGGGTCGTTCCTGCACACCGTGCTCATGTGTCCTTCTCAGGTGTGCAATTGATTGGTCGAAGGTTGCAGACCTCACGCATGCGATAGCTTGTCTTCCGTTGTTCTGAAAGACACGGATACGTCGCAGTCCGTCGATGAGCTGGTTGTCCTGATCCAGTAGTACCGGGATCTTGAGGTCCAGGTGTGCTATGGAGGCCTCAAGGCCACTGAGGTCATCACCTTGTTCAAGGTCACGAGAGATCTTGATGTCGGCAATGAGAACCGACTCCACTTTCACTCTGATGACTCCTCCCGTCGTCCGGTCCCAGGGGACCCCTGGGGTTCTGAGTGCGACAGTAGCGCACCCCGTCAACAATGACAAGCGTCCTAGGATGATTAGTCGAGTGCGGGCATCATGGTGCCCAAAATGCTCACCCCAGTGCAGCGACCAATACCCCGCCACACCCGACCGGTGGCCTCCCGCACGTACTGCAAGGCTAGTCGTCCCGACTCCAGTCGGTGTACGAATCGGCGCTGGCCCAGGGCCCGTTCCCCCGTGTCTTTCAGCCACTCCGTGTACATCCGGTACAACTCCCTGCCCCGGATCTTGGTCTCAGGTGCCAGCTCCAGCACCCCCTCGTCCACGGTCTCCTCAATGAAGCGCATCACCTGGTCCGACTGGGACCGGTGCTCGGCCACCGCCGCCAGGATCTGCTCCGGCTCGCCCAACCCGTGTTCCAAGAAGTCGTAGAGGCCCTCCAGGAGCCAGTTGAGGATCCCGTCAGCCTCCTTGATGAGCACCTTGCGGGCCAGGTCCGGCTCCTCCTTGTGCTCACCGTCGCGGGTGAACTCGGTCAGGAACGGGATCAGCTTGGCCCGCCGCCAGATCGCACCATCGTCGGAGTTGAACCGGGGTGGGTGGTTGGTGGCGATCCAGATCGAACACTCCGGTACCCATGACTGGTGCTTCTCGTACAGGTCACGGGAGGTCAGCTCGTCGCGGCCGGTCAGACGCTTGAGCATGTCCTCGTCGAACGCGGTCGACTCGGCCGTCTCCGAGCTGGACACGAACCGGCGCCCACGCAGCTGGTGCAGGTCGTGGGTGGGCCCCTTGTCTCGGCTGGCCTTAAAGGTGCCGGGGGGCGCCGTCACCGCGTAGTCGCCGAACAGCATCCGCATGCACTCGATGAACTGGCTCTTGCCGGTGCCGGAGGGCCCGTAGATGAGGAACATGGCCCGCTGGTCGGAGTCACCGAACAGGGTGTAGCCCATGGCACGTTGCACATATCTACGGGTCTCAGGGTCGGGCAGGACTTCTTCCATGAAACGTCGGAATCGGGGGGCTTCGGCCTTCGGATCGTAGGCGGCAGCCATCACTCGGGTGATCTTGTTGTCGGGGTTGTGTGGCTCCAGGGTGCGAGTTTTCAGGTTGAATGTCCCATTGTGCAGATTGAGTAGATGACGGTCGGTGTCCATCTCCTCCCCGCCGAGACTGACCCCCTTCAGCGACTTCAGCCTGCGCATCACCGCATCACATCGGGCCATGAACCGGGTCCGTCGCCAGAACTTCAGCTCAGTTTCGTTGTTCGCTGTCTCGGCCTCGTTTAAGCGCTGCTCAGTGAAATCGAAGTAGCGATCCACGGTCACGCCTTTGTAGTCGGGTGACCATTTGCGCCCGTCCCATGCCATGAACATGTTCGTGTGGTAGTTGAAGATAGGGAAGTATCCAAATACTTCGAAGTGCCAGTGAATGAAGTCCTTGCCGAGAGCATCATCATCCCGCACCACCCTGGGCCGACCACCAACCCGTGTCGGTGTCGTCGGTATGAACTCGTCCAGTACCGCCACCGAGCTACCAGGTGAAGACCCGCTGAAACCCTTGCTCACCAGGGCCTGAGTGGCCGCATAGAAGTTGCCACCATAGCGGTACGCGGCCAGGTACCCGAACTTCGAGTAGGTCATGTCTGGTTGCAGCTCGGCAATGTTCGACGAGAACACCTTCAGCAAGTCTGAGCCCCGATAGTTCACGGTCACCGAGTGGCCGAGCCGGGGGTCCTTACCAGGGCGAGCGTAGTACTCCTCCTCGCCGGTGCTGTGCGAGTAGCGGAACCCGTCCTCCTCCAGTAGGTCACGCCACGTGACCTGCTGGGCCCACAGGTCTCCTGGACGTGAACCGGCCCCACTGCTTGTTGGACCTGGGGAGGCAAGGACAGGCAGTGGGGCCGGGGTCTGAGGCTTTTCACGACGGTCAAGGACGATGGTCAGCGCCTCATGGAACGCACAGCGTTCCCGCCACGACAACCCCAACAGCTGGCCGTACTCACCGGAGGCCAGCGACCAGGAGTCCCCGGTAGGGTGCACCAGGCCACTGGTGGGGGCGACAATGACGTACCCGCCCTCACCTCGGGTCTCGGACAGCACCTTCCCGGTCTCGCTGACGGCAATTTTCGTATTACCGGGAACCGAATTATCGGTAATTCGGTAAAGCCAGTGGATGCCACCCGAAGGGGTCCACTCCATGTACCCGTCAGGTCCGGTTAACTTGTCCCAGACGTAGCCGTAGCCGAGTTCGTCCAGCTCGTTTTGGATGTGGATGAGCAGAGTGCCTTTGGCGGCGTCGGCTTCAAGCTCGGTCATTTCCATGTTGCCGGACACGTCGCCGCAGATCAGCGCCAAGCCGAGCTTGGCGTGCCCGTTGCCCCACCATTCATCCAATTGCCCTGACAGTGGTAGCTCTACCTGGTACTGGCCCCATCGGATGGCCGGCTTTTTGGTCCCGTCGTTGAGTACTGGGATGGTGGACACGCCGGCCGAGTTCCAAATCCGTGCTACCTCTGCTACTGTGGGCACTGATACCTCCTAAAGGTGAAGGGCCCTTCCTGTTGGCGGGAATAGGGGCCCTTCACTTTGTTGGTTAAGAGGGTGCCCGACGCGCAGGAAGACAGGGCAGTGTGGACATCATCCACCAGTTGGCCCCAATGCGCTAGCCCCGACACGGACCTTTCGACCTCTGAAAAGTTTCGCCTACGATCTGTTGGCCAGTTGGCCACATCTAACCTCAAAATCGTAGGCGAAACCTTCCACTACCCTTCGGCTAGAAGGGCGCCTCCGGGCTTTGCGGCGGGTAGGGAGGCGGGGGTGGCGTCTGCCCCATGAGCCGCGCTGCGCCACGATCGGCCTGGGCCGCCATCCGCTGCAAGGTGCTTTGCGCGTGGGCGGCCGTGTTCACGGTGGTGCTCACCGGCGGACTTACCGGGGCAGCGGTGGGGTCCTGCTGCTTCCAGCGCTCCGACTTGACGAAGTTCGGGTGCTCAACCAGCCACTTGGAACCACGGGCCACCGCTTCCGGATCCTGAGTGGCGGAACGCAGCTCGAACGGGGGGTTGCCCATGGTGGCCACACCTTGGACCATCCAGGCCAGCATGGGCCGGGGCGAGTCGATGCGGGGTCGCAGGGCCTGGATCAACTTGGCATTGCGCCACCAGATCCGTTGCCCGAGAACCCCGTATTGACCGGTGGGCTCGTCGAGCCAGTCCAAGTTGACCACGTCTACGATGATCACGTCGGAGGGCTTGTCGGGGCGGGAGTACTTGGTGGGGGAGTCGGCGATGTAGTCGACCGCCCACACGAGTAGCAAGTTGCCAACGATCTCCTTCGGTGGCATCAGGACGCCGGTGGTGGGGGCCGGTTCGTCGAAAGGTTGCGTCATGTCGCGATCTCCTTGTTCTGGTTCGTGTTCTGGTACTTGGGTTCAGCTGCCGGGACAGCCGAAATTGTCCGCTGACTGGTCGGGGCCCATGTCGGGCCGATAGAACGGACAGAAGCCGCACTGGTAGGCCACTGCGGGGATCTGTTGGAAGCGGTGGGGGTTGCTGGCTATGTCGAGGTCCAGTACCGAAGCCGCGACCCGGTACATCCGGTCCAATGCCGCCAGTGCCACCTCTTCACTGTAGTCGCCCACCCATACGTACATGTTGGACAGCCATCCGGAGCGGGGGTAGAAGGCCAAGGCGACCTTCTTGACCGGCATACCGGCCAGCCGGTATCCGTACCCATACAGCTGGACTTGCACCACATACTCGGGTGGCGGGCCGTCCTTGGGGATCTTTCTCATGACGTCGGGTCCGGCCGACTTGTGGTCGATCACCATCTCGTCGTGGTACAGGTCGGAAGTGCCGCTGATGAACTCACCGATCTGCAACTTGCGTTCCGTGGTCCAGCCAGCCTGATCACGGAACGTTTTCTCCAACCACATGTGGATGGCCTGACCCACGGTTGCTGGCCACGGGTCGGTGCGGGTGTTCACCGCCGGGGTTTCGGTTAGCAGATAGGCGATCTTCCGGTCGCAGGGTGTGCCCAGATCTGAGGGGCCGAGGCTCTTTTGCAGGGTTCTTGGGTCGTTGTTGGCCGCGTCCAAGATGATGGTCATGAGGTCGTCGCGTAGTTTGCGGGCCAGGGGGTCTTCGTCGAAAGGTTCCGTGAACATGGGGCAGGTGGGGTGGTTGATCCGGTCTTCTTCGCCGGGTACCACCATCATTTCGGTGTTGCATACCACGCAGTTCACGCAACTCGCTCCGTGGTTTGGTCTTTGAGTACCCACATGCCGAGGATGCCCAGGTCTATTGCGTTGAGCTGACCTTGTCGAATTTCCACCATCAGACGTTCCAGGGGCGTGCCTTTCTGTTCGGCGTAGTGGTGGAGTGGGGTGACGTCGTTGAGTTGGTACCCGGCGTCCTCGAACTGTTCGATTGTTTTGAGTGCTCTGTTGTAGAAACGCCCAATTCTGCCAGCGGTGAGTGGGCGGATCATGATCGCCTCGGCTGGATCACGTTCCCATAGCCGGTACGCCGCCGGTGAGGTTTGAAGCAGTTCAGACATGAAGCTGCGGCTCACCCCCAGCTTGGTGCGCAGCTCCAGCAGGGCGCCGGAGGAGATGGCATCCCGGCCAGCCTGTTCGTCTTGGGCAAGGTAGTACTCGTACACGTCGTCCAGACTCATGACACCCACCTCTCCCTTCCGACTTCTCGCAGGATAGACCTCACAGATCCCCACTGGGAAGACGGTAGGGGGAGGGTGTGACAGTTTCAGTTTCCACCTAAAGTGATCATATGGCGCTCAGCCTGGCAGAACGGTTGGCCCTGGTCCCGGTAGAGATCAGGGAGCCGTGGCTTGCCCAGCTACCGGCCAGCGTGCTGGAGGAGATGATCCGGGGCGAGTGGTGGTTCCTGGCCCGTCCGGAGCAGATCCCACCTGAAGGTGACGAGCTGATCTACCTGTACATGGCCGGTCGGGGCGCTGGCAAGAGCCGTTCGGGCTCCGAGTGGATCGTGGACAGGGTCGAAAAGCACCCCTTTGACCGTCATGGGGTACCCACCGAGTGGCTGGTCGTGGCCAACACCTTGGCCGATGCCCGCACCATCAACGCCGAAGGTCCGTCAGGGATCTTGAACGTGCTCAACCGGCGTCGTATCGAGCATCGATACAAGCAGTCGCCACGACCGATGGTCCTGTTCCCGGACGGTGCCAAGATCTATCTGGAGGGCGCAGACGATCCGGACACAGGGCGTGGATACAACGCCGCCGGTGCCCTTTGTGACGAGATGGCCATGTGGGTCAAACCGTATGAGACCTGGTACGAGGGGCTCATGCCAGCACTGCGGGCTGACCTCATCAATGATCACCCACGTGCATTTGTCACCACGACCCCCAAGCCGATCAAGCTGCTCATCGAGTGGCTGGCCCGCGACGACGGCTCCGTTCATGTTATTACCGGATCAACATTTGACAACGCAACGAACCTTTCACGTCACGTCTTGGCGGAACTACGTAAACGGTACGAGGGCACTGCCCTGGGCGAGCAGGAGCTGTACGGCAAGCTACTGGAGCTGTCCGGCGGTGGCCTTTTCAAGCGGATGGACATCGTCAAGAACCGGGTTACCCGTGCCTATGTCGATGAGCAGGACATCATCTCCACCATCGTCGGGATGGACCCGAACCTTACCGGCGAAGAGGCCGAGACTGGGATCGTCGTGATGAGCCGTTCCAAAGACGATCATCAATATGTTCTGGCTGATCGCACCGTGCCGTACTCCGGAAGGGCAGCATCCCTGGCAGCCTGGCGGGCAGTGGCAGAGTTCGGCGCCGACTTCCTCGTCTACGAAGAGAACCTCGGCAAACGGTTCCTGCAAGAAGTCCTCCAGGACGCTTACCAAGAGCTGGTCGAGGAAGGTTTGTTCCCCCGCTACACCACCGCACCTATGAAGCCAGTCCATGCCCGTCATGGCAAGAAAACCCGGGCCGAACCGGTGGCTATGCGCAGCGAACAGGGTCGTCTACACCTGGTCGGCGAGTGGGAGCAGCTGGAAAACCAGATGGTTCTGTTCGACCCGGAGTCCACCCGAGAGTCGCCGGACCGCATGGATGCCATGGTCCACGCCTCGTTGCAGCTGATGGCTGGGGAGAAGAAGCGGATGCGTATCGCGGACCCGTCCCGGTATGCCTGGAACATTGACCCGTCCGGCTACAGCGTGACCAACCTTGAGAATCTCGTCTAACAGAAATTTAGAGCATTTTTGTATCTACCTATTGCGTAGATCTTCCCCTTAAGCTATAGGGCATGACGCTGGTCGTAATCCTCGTCGTGGCAGTAGCGGCCGTGACCCGCCTGACGCGGCTGTTCGTGAACGACGAGATCATGGTCGGCTATCGACGGTGGGTGGTACACCGGTTCGGGGCCGATTCGAAAGCCAGCTACTGGGCCCACTGTCCTTGGTGCACGTCCATGTGGGTCGCCGCGCTTGTCATGCCACCAGCTGTGGTGTGGCCTAACCGGTGGGTGCTTGCCGGACTTGCTGTTCCCGCAGCTAGCCTAGTCACTGGACTGATCTTGGAGCGTGAGAAGTAATGAACCTGCGGGGGCAACGTAAGAGCAGGGACCTGGCGGTCCCACACGTGGCGCCAGAGTCCCTTGTTGCTTCCGCCGCGCGCATTACCTCCCTAGAAGGTGGCGGCTGGCGCACCTACAAGTTCGGTGACGAAACGTGGCAGCAGGAGACATGGCGTCTCTACGACCTGATCGGTGAATTCCACTTCCTCGCCAACTGGATCGGATCGGCCTGCTCCCGGGTGCGTATCTATGTTGCCAACGTAGACGACAACGGGCGCATCCAGCAGGAATCCACTGACAAGAAGGTGGTCGGACTTGCCGACACCCTGTTCGGTTCCCCCACCGCCAAATCTGAGGCATTGCGAATGCTTGGTGTCAACCTGACTGTGGCTGGCGCCTGCTACATCATCGGTCGCTCCACCGATGATCCTGAGGAAGACGACTGGGCGGTGGTGTCCTGTTCCGAGCTGCGCCGCTACGGGGGCGACGTCTCGTTTGTGTGGCCGGACGGTAGCAAGGAGAAGCTCAACCCGGAGCGGGACATCATCATCAGGGTGTGGACCCCCCATCCGAGACGGAGCATGTGGGCTGACTGTCCAGCCCGTGCCGCCATGCCGATGCTGTGGGAGATTGAGCGGTTGACCCGCTACGTCTTCGCGCAGATCGACTCACGCCTGGTCTCTGCCGGTATGGTGCCGATCCCGAAGGAGACCAGCTTCCCTGACATTGACTCCGATATCACGGGGGCGGAGGCCCTGACTGAACGATTCGTTCGGTTGGGGTCTGCTTCATTGAAGGGGGAGGGCACGGCGGCGGGCGTGGTACCCATGTTCGTGGAGATGCCGATGGAGGCACTCGGCAAGATCAGTAATGTGGAGTTCGCCTCGACGTTGTCTCAGCAGGCTATGGAGCTGCGTTCGGAGGCCATTCGCCGGTTCGCTTTGGCGATGGACGTGGACCCATCCATCCTGTCCGGGGCGGGGGAGGCCAACCACTGGGGCGCCTGGCAGATCATGGAAGGCCAAATCAAGATCCACATTGAGCCCCTCATGACCCGTATCTGTGACGCCCTCACCCAAGCCTACCTACGACCCGCTCTCAAAGACGTCAAAGGCAAAGACCCCGATCGCTTTGCCTACTGGTTCGACACTGCCCCCCTGACCGTACGGCCACAGCGTCTCCAAGACACCCTCAACCTGTACGAGAAGAACATCGTCAGCGCGCAAGCGGTTCGCCTAGCCGGCGACTACAAGAACTCCGACGCACCCAGCGACGACGAAGACGTCCAGCGGTTCATGCGCGAGTTGATGCTGCGTGACCCCAATCTGTTCCAGATCCCCGCCGTACGCAAAGTTGTCGGCATCACCGACGAGATCCTGCCACCCGACACAGTCGTTACCCCCATGCCAACTGGCCCCGGTGGTGCCGGGCCACCCCCGCCGCCACCCCCGCCCACCGGGATCGTGCCCGTCAACCCGGCCCCTATACCAGTCGACTCGGAAGCCCAGAACGCCCTACCCGGACCTGGTGGGGGCAAAGGTGTCCCGTCCGGCGCCCCCACCGGCGTGGTGGCCTCCACCGGGGTACCCAACCAGCTCACCACATTCGTGGTCGCCAACGCGGCTGTACTGCGGGCCCTGGAAGTGGCCGGCAAACGGCTGGCCGGAAACTACCATCGCCTCGACTTCACCGTACTGTCCCACGAAATCCACACCAAAATGAAGCCCGACCCTGATAAAACCCTCAAGCTGCTCAATGGGGCTTGGGATCATTTGGAGATCCTCGCTACACATCTCAACCTTGATGTGGATGTTCATAAACTTCAGCAGGTGTTGCACGGCTACTGTATGCAGTTGCTGGAGTCGGGGCAGCCGCATCAGGTTCAACACTTGGCCGATGTGTTGAAGCGACGGGGGCTCATCGATGCCCCGTGACAACGATGAGGCCACCGTGTACCGGGTCGTGTCGGCAGCGCTGACCCGGTGGCTCAGCGCCACTCGGGACTTGGTGATGGCCCCATTTCGTCGCTACCGGCTGATGCCCAACCCGTCTGGCGTCGCGGCGACTCAGCAGTTGTGGGACGACGAGGTGGACACGATCATCACCGTCCTAGGACGCATCGCTATGGGTGCCTGGGCTGAAGCCACTGATGTCCCCCCGGTGTCCCGCCACGCCTTCGTTATGAGTCAGCTCGCCCAAACCCAGAACCTGCTAGTTCGCATCCCAGACGAGGTGTACAACCTGGTCTTTGCCGAGATAACAGATGGGGTGAATGCCGGTGAAAATTTGGATCAGGTGGCTGCGCGCATTGACGCGCTTCTCAACTTCACCGCAAGCGAAAGATGGCCCAATCGCGCCCGCACCATTGCCACCACTGAAGTTACCCGTGCTTATGGCGCTGGAACTCTCGCCGCTGGCATGGAACAGTCCCGTGTCACCGGTCGAATGCTGCGCAAACGCTGGGACACTGAACACGATCAGCGTGTACGGGCCACCCACCGTGACGTGGATGGTGCGGTAGTGGACTTGACCATGCCCTTCTACGTGGGTGGTTTTCCACTTCTTTTCCCCGGTGACCCTTTAGCACCGGCCGATGAAGTGGTCAACTGTAGATGCGACCTGGTCATCGTTAACGAGAGGGGTCGGTGATGGTAGACCCGAACCCGGCCCGAGGGATGCCACTGGCGTTGCAGCGCTACTGGCTGGCGGGTAAAGGCGCGGCGAAGATTCGCTGGGGTATGCCGCACGATTTCAACCGGTGCGTGCGACAACTGCGCAAGTACTTCCCGAAAAACCCTCAAGGCTTGTGCAACATCCTGCACCAGAAAGCTCTGGGTGCCCCGCCCGGTAAAGGCCATCCTGGCGAGCACGCCATGCTCGCGGCGGCCAGTGAGATGCAAGACATGGGCGCGCTGTGGGCTGGCCCGCTTGCCCCCATCGGGCGCCCCACTGGTGAACCCGCCAAGACGCGGGTGTTCGAACCGGGTTCGATGGGGCACCGCTCGCTGCCGCTGCCGTTGGCCTACCGCAAGGTCAACTCGGGTTCACACCAAGGTGCGGTCACCGTGGGCCGCATCCTCGGCTTCACCATCGGCCCCGACCACGAAGGCCAGGACTGGGCCTGGGCGTGGGGGGACTGGCTCAACGAGGACATCGTGCCCGAGGTCAAAGAGGCTCGGTACATGGTCCAGCAGGGTGTGGTCGGTCCCAGCGTCGACCCCGGTGGGCGGGCCATCGCCACCATCAACCCGGAAAATGGCTACGAGCACACCATCGAGTACACGGTCGGTGGGGTCACCCTGGTCGCTATCCCCGCGTTCGCGTCGATGCGCCTGTTCGATTTGGACGAGGATGGCATGTGGCCGGACGACGACCCCGACATGATGGGTGACTATGAGGGATTCGACTCTGACGACAGCGCTGACTGTGGCTGTGGCGACGGATATGTCTTACGTGTGGGTGAGGCCGACACGTATGCGGTCAACCCGGCCGGGTGGCGTGGGCTCCCCCTGGCGCCTCGTGATGCAGTCTTTGACAATGACGACGCGGTCAAGCGGATCACCGCGTGGGCCCAGGTCAACGCCCAGGGTGCTGACGTCGATAAGCTGCGCCGCGCATTCATGTGGCGAGACCCCCGCCAGCCGGAGACGGCGACCCAGGCGTACCGCCTTCCGGTAGGCGACATCATCAACGGACGACTGACTTTGATCTACCACGCCATCTACGCCGCCGCCGCCCTGATCTCCGGCGCCCACGGTGGGCTCCCCAACGTGCCCGATGAGGACAAGAACCAGCTCCGCAACGTCATCACCGACATCTACAAGGAGATGGCGGCCGAATTCAATGACCCATCGGTGCGGGCCCCCTGGGACCGGCCAGAGACGCAAGGTAAGGAGTTCGCCATGGCCGATTCCCCCGTTGAGCCCTACGGTGACGTGAAGTACGCCGACCCTGGCTACCGGGACAACAAGAAGCGCTACCCGATCGACACGGAGGAACACGCTCGGGCGGCCTGGAGCTACATCAACAAGCGCAAGAATGCCGCGTTCTACACTCCCGAACAGCTCAAAACGATCAAGGAACGGATCCGGGCTGCCCTGAAGAAGTTCGGAGTAACCGTGTCCGAGGAGGCCGGCGAACACGCCATGGACTACGCACACCTACTCAACCCACCAGCGGCCTGGTTCGAGGACCCCGAGTTCGACGCCAGGACGCCGCTCACCGTCACCGACGATGGGCAGGTCTACGGCCACCTGGCCGCATGGGGCGAGTGTCATCGCGACGTCACCAACCGGGAATGTGTCCTGGCGCCCCACTCCAAGCAGGGCTACGACCCGTTCCACCTTGGTGCGGTGCAGACCGACGACGGCAAGCTGGTCAAAGTCGGCAAGATCGTCATGGACACCCGTCACGCCGACATCCGCCACGGATACGCCTCCGCCGCCCTGCACTACGACAACACCGGTGACGAGGTTGCCGTGGTCCGGGCAGGCGAAGATGAGCATGGCGTATGGGTGGCCGGTGCGGTAGTACCCGAGGTCGACCAGAAGAAGATCGCCAAGCTGCGCCGCTCCCCACTGTCCGGGGACTGGCGCCGCGTCGACGGCAACCTGGAGCTGACCGCCGCCCTGGCCGTCAACGTGCCCGCCTTCCCCGTGTACGCCATGGACGGTGACGAGCGAACCGCTCTCGTCGCTGCCGGAGCTGTCTACCCCGACCCGGAAGCAGGCACCTTCAGCATCGACATGGACCAGATCCGGGAGCATGTCCGCGACCAGGTACAGGAGCAGGAAGCCCAGGAGGATCGGGGTTGGCGGCTGCGGGAAATCCTGGAACAGGAGGAGGACCTGCTTCAAGCCAAACGGGCCGCCATGCTCGCGGCCATTTATGCTGCGGAAACAGGAGATGCCCCCCTACCAGTTCAGCAGGACGTGGCTGATTTGGCGTCGGAGGCGGCCATGTTGGACCGTCAAGCCAACGCCCAGTTCACCATCGTGCAAGAGCCGGAAGGGGCCAACTCCTCTGGTCAGGAAGTGGAGGAGCCGGCCCCAGTCCAGGGCGAAGGTCAGGTTCCTGTGTCGCAGGCTAGCGTGCCAGGACAGGGAGCGGGGTACTAACACATGGCCGGTGTCGGCGACAGCTGGGGCACGCGGGAGGAACTACTCCACCCACGTGACCGTCATGGCCGTTTCCGCTCCGCGTGGAAGATGGCCGAAGGTGTCGTCGACAAGCTCATATCACGGCTGGCCGCATTCAACCCCCGCACCTTCACCTCCGACGAGGAGGCGGGTCACTACTCCCAGGCTCGGGGCGGACGCTACAAGCGTGGTGAGAACCGGGAAAGCGTCGTTCGGGCCATGTTCCGGGGCTACAGCACTGTCAACGACGACCTGCGGGCTGGTAAAACACCACCCGAGGTGGCGGTCTTTGACCGGGCCATGCAACCCACCGACGAGGACCTCATCCTGTCCCGAACCGTAGGCCCGGAAGCGTTCGGTCTCGACGCGTCCACCATTGACCAGATTGAGGAGTACACCGGCAAACTGGTCGCCGACAAGGCCTACAGCTCGGTACAGCTGGGCACCCCCACCCGACGTCCCGGTTCAGTCACCATCACCTACGCCACCCCCAAAGGCACCCCGGCCATCTTCCCGTGGGCGTCGCCTGGACAGGCGACCAGGGAGGTGATCCTGGACCACGATCAGCCGTTCCGGATCACCAAGGTGGACCCTGATGGCCAAGGTGGGTACTCAGTCTTGGCGGTAGTGGAGCCCAAAGGTACTGGCGGCGAGGTCAAGCCGATAGGGACCAGAGCACTACAACCGACTACCCCAGAACCTGAGGCCCCCAACGCTCCTGCCGCCCCGCAGGCACCTGTGCAGACTGGTCAACCGGGACGGCCGGAGATCCCACCGGCCCCCCGCAACGAGCCGGTGATCAGTGAGTCCATCGGCGGTGGCCCCCAGGCCCCAGGGGCACCTGAGGCCCCAGGAACACCACAGGCACCACAGGTGACCACCCCGGAAGCTCCAGCCGCACCAGTGGACTTCCGGCAGGCTGTCAAGGACGCCAACCTGCCGGTGCCATCGAAAGGCCCACGGCGCAAGGCATGGAATGAGGCCTTCCTCAGCCTGACCATGCGTCGTCGTGATCCTGATGATGTGCTTCGCGAGTTGGACTCCGACATGAAGGCCTTCCGCCTTGAACAGGAGGATCGCCTATCGCGTGGCGAAAAGGCGGACCTGCATTTCGGCGACGACCTGGACGCTCTCAAGCAGCTCGACGACCTGATCCGGGAGAACTACAACATTCCGAGGACCGGGGAAAAGCAGGCCCTGGCACCTGAGGCCCCCGCTGCGCTCGAAGCCCCCGCTGCTCCGAAGCGTCGCCGTGGCGGTGGTGGATCTCAAAGCAACGCTACCCCCAAGGAGAAGGCCGCCGTTCGGCAAAGTCAACGGGAACGTGGCATTCGCAAAGAGGCGCCACCTAAGAAGCAGGCGCCGCCACCACAGGTACCCGAGCCGTCTACTGAGGGGCAGCAACTTCTCGACGCCGCTGGGATCACCGCCAAGCCGAAGACGGACATGGGCAGGGCAGGTATCGCTATCACAGCGGACCAGGTTGCCCGTAAGAAGCTATCCAAGAAGAAGGCCGGCGAGCGGCTACGGTCATTTGCCGACAGTGGCACGGCCGGTGAGGACGCTGACCTGGTTCGGCAAGTTGCTGATGCCATTGATCCACCGAAGTTGGCCGCCCCCACCAAGAAGGCCGTCCCAGCTGAGGCTGTTCCTGAGCCGTCTACGCCTGCTGGTGTGCCTGGATTCCGGTCCCGCAAGATAGCTGGGTCGCCGGACACTCGTATTGGTGCCGAGACCCAGCGTTACGTGGATGATTTGGTTAAGCGCGGGGACTACGAGGGTGCCCGCACTCGGATAAAGTCGGCTGTCGCCGACCTGCGGTCTCGCAAGCTCACCAACGACGACCTGTTGTCTAGGCTGGACAGTGATCCAGATTCCCTGGAATCCACTCGTAAAGGTGAGATTGAGGCGCTGCGTAACCTGGACGAGGAGATCGCGCACCAGGCGAAGAAGGCTGCACCAGCCAAGAAGGCGGCACCTGAGCCACGTACCCCCGGTCAACCGCCCAGGCGAGCGGTGAAGAAGGTTGCCCCTGAGGGTGCCTTGGCACCCACGCCCAAGGCTGAGGCTGAAGCGGGACGTAAGCCCACCTTGGACGAGGTCCGGGGGATGAAAGTTACCGAGCTTCGGGCCGAGGCCAAGAAGCACGGCATCAAGATCTCCTCCACCCGGAAGGCGGACATCGCGGAGGAGCTGGCCCGCAAACTGGACCTGACACCAGGTGAAGGTCAGCCACCGGCCAAGAAGGTGGCCAAGGCTGTCGTCCCCACTGACCTTGATGCGGACCTCAACACCACCATCCCTAACCTGCGCAAGATCGCCGAGCAGGAGCAGATCGAGGTACCCAAGAGCGTCAGGCTCAAGGCTGATCTTCAGCGCTACATCCACGACACGCGCCGCAGTGGTGCCCCGATCCGAGCGCAGCAGGCACAAGAACGCATTAAGGCCACCAAGACCGACCTGAAGGACGTCAACGCACCCGAGGCGGCCCAGGTGGTGCTGGACCGGATGACCATCGCCCAGATGCGTCAGCTAGCTGATGAGAAGGGCATCACCATCCCAAAGACGGCCAAGCGGAAGGCCGACGTCAAAGAGGCCTTGGCTCGTAGCCTCAATCCACCGGATACGTTCAAGCCGGCCCCCGCACCTGCACGTGAGGCGCCCCCCATCCAGATCCCCGAAGACCACCCGGCGGTGCAGCTCGTGGACCGGATGCTGAACGAGTTGAACCAAACCCAGATCCGGGAGGCCCTCGCCGAGCAGGGCATCACTGACATCCTGCCTGAAGGGGACCTTGACCGGGAGAAAATCCTCCACGCCATGTTCCGTCGCGCTGCCCAGATGGAGCTGGCCCACATCCAGGCGCAGCGAGTCAAACGCAAGAAGGCCGCCGCGAAGGTCACTGAGGCGTTGGCCCCGGCTGCCCCCTCCGCTGACCTGGACGAACTGGTACGCGATCTAGACCCTGAGATCCTGGCGCGTCGCCAGCCGACGCTTGACAGCGTTCGTGAAGGTCTCCTCAACCCGAGGAAGACCCCCGCCCAAGTAGGTCGTGAGCTTGCGTCGAACGCACAGCACATTGAAGACTCTACGGCCATCCGGTACGGCGGTTGGCAAACCCGTCGCCCTGGTGAAGACGAAGAGTTCCGTCGCGAGCTTCAGGAGAAGTACGACAAGGGTATGGCTGAAGTTGCCGAGCTACGTAAGCTGGCCGACCGGCTGAAGTCCACCCGCCGCAAGCCAGTCAAGAAGGCTGTCCCGAAGGCTACTACAAAGGCTGCCCCGGCCCCCGACATCCCGGCCTCGGTCCTGGCTGGTATGCGGGAGCGCCAATGGACCGAGCCCATGATCGAAGACATGCGCCAGCTCGGTCCATTGGGTTGGAAGCCATGGTATGAGCATGAGGTGCAAGACAAGTTGCCGTTTGAGTTGAAGGACTACTCGAACAGCGAGCGTCGGCTACAGGTGGCGTTCGAGTCGAAGACTCCGGTGGACAAGTTCGTGGAGCAGATGGAGGCGGACCGTAAGCGCGTCGACAAGGAGTTGGCGCAACCAAAGTCGGCTAAGACTGCCCCAGCCTCGGTGAAAGTGTCCACCGAGGCGACCCCGCCAGTGCGACAGGTGTTTGGTGGAACCACCGACGAGAGGGGCCGTATTATTAAAATCAACCGGCCGAACGAGGACGAACCTATCCACCTGCCCAACGGTGGCGTTGACCAGGGGCTATTGCACCTCGACTCGGAGATCGGGAAGGCCTGGCAGGACCTCTACCGTGACCCTCGCCCACCCAACTCACTGATCAACGAGTTGGCTCATATCGGCGAAGATGTAGGCACCGGCAAATTGAGTGTGGGCGATGCTGTCGCCCGGCTTAAGGCACTGAAGGGTCGCACCTCCGACCCGGCGGTGGCCCAACGGATCCAAGAACTCATCGCGAACCTGGACGCACCCGCCGCCGACGTCCCCAACCTCCCAGATTCGGTTCCCGAAGTGGTCCGCAAGCTGGTGGCCGACGTCGCCGCTATGCCCACCATGCGTAAGACTGGTCGGATAGGAACCGAAAACCGCCGCCGGTCTGTGTTGGACGAACTAGTTGACTTGATTCGTCGAATTGACGCAGGCGAAGTCGACACCTTTGAGGCTGAGGTAATGCTGCGGGAGCGTCGCGTCCACGAAGGTATGGACGGGGCCACCCAGTATTGGCGTCTTGTCGAAAGTCTGTTTGGGCGTAACAACCCCAACTCGCGTGAAATCCGGACGTGGATCCGGCACAATCAACCACAGTAGAGGAGGGCACCTATGTGCAACTGCGGTAAGGCTGCCACCAGCAGCAACGATACTCAGCCCTACGTCGTCACCTTCCCTGACGGCACCAAGAAGGTCGTCAACTCCGAACACGCCGCAAAGGTGGAAGTGACGATGAAAGGTGGCGGAACCTACAGCAGAGTGTGATACTGTCTTCACACGTAACTGGTAGCTGCGTTTTGGGCCAGTACCAGGAAGAACTGAACACCTTCTCACCGGTGGCAGTGCTCTGGGCCGCATCGGGAGCCCCGATACACGCTCTCGAAGCAGGAGACTGCAATGGACTTCCAGGTACCCGAGGATCTTAAGGTCCTCACCATTGCCGCGCTGAAGAAGCTCATCGCGAAGGCCCAGGCCGAGTACGCCACTCTCAAGGAGACGGCCGACCCGGACACGGTCACCGACGAAGATCTGGAAAACCTTCAGGCGCTGCTCCAGTTCGCCATGACCGACGCCCCCAACGAGATCGCAAACCGGCAGCGGCGCGCGGCCGAGTTCAACACCCTGCCCGCCGATGCCGAGCCGGCCGAGGAGCCAGCTGGTGACGAAGGTGACAGTCCCGATGCTGCTGAAGCAGATGGCGCCGACGAGGAAGAGTCGGTCGCCGAAGAGGGCCTGACCGCCAGCGGCAAGGTCAAGCCGAAGGTCAAGGACCTCGTCAAGCACAACAGCGGCGAACCTGACGTCCCCGTCTACGAGCGCCCCAACTACTCCACCCTGGTCGCGGCGGCTGGCGTGCCCAACTATGAGGCCGGCCAGAAGCTGGACACCATGCTGGAAGTGGCGAAGGCGTTCGAGGCCCGCTCCGCCGGCCACGGCCGCATCTCCGCTGGTGCCGCTTCGGGTCCCGTGCACTACCCGGTGGCCCAGCTGGTTCGCAACTACCCGGCCGAGTTCAGTGTCAACGGCGACGACACCGACTATCCGAAGCTGCTGGAGGTGGCCTCCGAGACCCGACTGCCCGGTGGCAGCCTGCTCGCCTCGGTGGAGGCCCGCCGTAAGGAGATCGAGGAGGCCAACCCTGGCCGGGACTCCCTGGTCGCGGCGGCCGGCTGGTGTGCCCCGTCGGAGACGGACTACTCGATCTGTCTTCAGATCACCACGGATGGCATGTACGACGCCCCCGAGGTGCAGGCCCGCCGGGGTGGTATCCGCCACAACACCGGCATCGAGTTCGACTCGATCTTCGGTACCGGCACCGGCTTCTTCGACCTGACTGAGGCGCAGGTCGCGTCGGGTACCACCAAGACCTGTCTGGAGATCCCCTGCCCGTCGTTCACCGACGACCGCCTCGGTGTGACCGGTCTGTGTCTGACCGGCAACATCCTGTCGATTCGAGGGTACCCGGAGTTCACCGCCACCTTCGTTCGTGGCGCCCTGGCCGCGTCCGCCCACCAGATCAACCGGGAGCAGATCGCTGACGTGGTCGCCGGTTCCACCTCGGTGAACCTGAGCGCCGCGCAGCCGTGGGCCACCGACGTGTCGGTGGTGTCGCAGGTGCTTTCGGCGGTGGAGATGGCCATCGTCGACATCAAGTACCGGCTGCGGATGCAGCGGAACGCCACCCTTGAGGTGGTCATGCCGTACTGGATCCTGGCCCAGATGCGCGCCGACTGGATCCGCCGCAACGGTGGCAACTACGCCGACATGCTGTGTCTGGCTGACTCGGCCATCTCCAGCGCGTTCAGCTGCCGTGGCGCCCGGGTGCAGTACGTCTACGACTGGCAGGACGCGTTCAGCAACGTCTCGGCGACCGGTGCCGGTGCCGACACCCCGATCAACTTCCTGAACAAGGAACTTCAGTTCCTGGTGTACCCGGCGGGTACCTGGGTGCGGGCGGTGTCGGACGTGATCACGCTGAACAGCGTGTACGACTCCACCAAGCTGGCCACCAACCAGGTCACCCACCTGTTCACAGAAACCGGCTGGGCGATGATCCGGATGTGTCCGGTGAGTCGGGTCTACACGGTTCCGATCTGCCCGAGCGGCCGGACCGGTAACCAGCAGACCATCACCTGTCCCTAATCAGTGACCGAGGGGGCCAGGCAACTGGCCCCCTCAGGGCAACTGCCACTGAGAGGAGGACAGGGTGTCCACATTCGCCAACGGGCTACTTCTCATCGACCCGCCACAGTCGCCTATGCGGCCGTATGGCATCTTCGACGTGGCCTTGGGGCCCATGACGTTCCCCAATCCGGCCGTGGAAGGCGCCGGGATCATCTACGTGCCCGACGCGTGCGAAGACGACATCTTCCTCATCGCCACGACCTGCCCACCCGTCACCGGCGAGAAGACGTTCTCCACCATCGAGGCGCCAGTGTCTGGCAGCCCGTTCGTGGTCCTGACCTCCTACACGTGCGGCACCATCGGCTTCACGTTCGCCGAGATCGAGCAGCGGGTCCGCACCAGGATGGACCTGCGCGAGCAGCGGGCAGTGGAGCGTCGGATCTGGCAGGGCTCCACGGGTGGGCTGGGCACCATCCCTGGCCTGTTCGCCAACGCCACCAACCTGGGCTCGGCCGGCTGTCCCACCGAGGCGGTGGAGATCCTGGAGCAGGCGTTGGCAGACAACGCGGTTCTTGGTGGCATCATCCACGCCCGACCGGGCATGTCGGCGCACCTGGCAAACAGTTACCTGATCCAAGAGGGTCCTGGCCGACTGAAGCGGACCATCATCAACACCCCGTACGTGTTCGGTGCTGGTTATAGCGGTGTTGGTCCCACCGGCCAGGCTGTTACTGGCTCCACAGAATGGATGTACGCCTCCGGCCGGGTACTGATCTGGGCGGGCGACACGGTGGTGCCGCCGCCGCAGCAGACCATGGACCGTTCCACCAACCAGCAGAAGGTGATCGCTGAACGAATGTTCAACGTGATCATCGAGTGTGGTGTGTGGGCGGTCGAAGTGACCCGAACCTGTACCACTTCTGGGGGTGGCACGTAATGCCTAAGACGATTCGGCCTGAGAACCCGGAAGAGTTCGAAAAGGTAACCAGAGTCCTGCTGGACTTGGCCGATCGAGCCAAAGACGTGGCCACAACCACGCAGTACGAAACCTTGGCCCTGGTCGTACCGGACTACCTGTACGAACGCTACCAGGCCTACCTGGATCAAGAGGAAACCGTGGAGGACACAGAGCCTCCGAAGCGGCGTCCCGGTCGCCCCCGTAAGGCCCAACCTGCACCTGAGGTTGAGCTTGAGCCCGAACCCGAGCAGGAGTCCTAGCCATGACCTCTGTGTGTTACACCCCGTGGAAGGTCCCTCGGGTCCGGCTGACGAAGATCGACCCGAACTGTGGGATCCCGTTGACCGGCTGCTCCACTGTGGTCACTGATGGCATCATTTCGGTGGCCATGACTAAGGAGTACGAGGACCGGGAAGAGTTCTTCGTCAAAAACGGTGACGGCATCTTCTGCGTGAAGGAGACCAACGCGCCGATCCTGAAGTGGATCGGGCTGGAGTTGACCTTCTGTCAGGTCGACCCGGAGGCGGTCAACATCATGACCGCCGAGCCGCTGGTGGCCGACAACGCGGACAGCCCCCGCAACACCGGCTACTCCACCCAGGAGAACACCACCCAGACGGCCAGCTTCGCCCTGGAAACCTGGACCCGTATCTCCGGCACATCCACACCATGTACCGGCTCCAACAACATCGAATACGGGTACATGCTGTTCCCGTGGGTGGTGGAAGGCCGGGTCGGTGACATCACCTTCGAGAACGGTGCGGTCAGCTTCGTGGTTACTGGCGCCCGGACCCGGTCCGGTTCACTGTGGGGCACTGGTCCCTACTTCGTGGACCTATCCGACGCCACGGCCACACTCAACAACCCGATCTCGCTGCTGACGCCGATCACTTCACTACAGCATCACCGCATGTTCCTGACCCGACTGGCCCCGCCAACGTCGGCGTGTGGCTGTGCGCCGCTGTTCGACCTGATCCCATAACCAGGGGGTATATGAGAGGGGGCCGCGATGGTTGACGTGTTCACCAGCGTGGCCCCCGCCATGCCCTGCTCCTGGTCGGTGGACGTGTCGTGCTGTTCCACGTGGAGCGACTACAGCACCGAACTGCAAACAGCGGCGGCCGAATATGGGGCGTTCACCATGTGGGCGGCCACCGGTCGTCGCTTCGGTCTGTGTACTCGAACGATCCGCCCGTGTGGTCGCCAGTGCACTAACTGTGCCAATGGCTACTTCTGGTCGGAGGGCATGTGGGTTCCCTACATCTTCAATGGGATTTGGCGCAACTGCTGGTGTGGCTCCAATCTGGGCTGCTGCACCTGTCAACCGTCATGCCAGGTGTGGCTTCCGGGCCCAGTCGCTTCGATCCCAGCTACTGGTATCACCCAGGACGGGGCGGTGGTGCCAGTCAATTCGTGGCGGGTCGACAACGGCATGTGGCTGGTCCGCACCGATGATGAATGCTGGCCGGACTGCCAGGACTACGACGCGGACTCGGGTACCAACACCTTGATGGTGACCTACCAGCAGGGGCTACCGGTCCCGGCGATCTTGTCCCGAGCGGCGGGGGAGCTGGCCTGCGAATGGGCCAAGTCTTGCCTTGGCCAGCCGTGTCGGCTGCCGCAGCGGGTCCAGTCGATCAGCCGGCAGGGGATCACCATCGCCATGGTGGATGTGGATTCGCTGCTGATCCGTGGTTTTACCGGCATTCAGACGGTGGATCAGGTGATTGCCATGTTCAACCCGTACGGGCTGAAGTCGGAGATGAAGATCTCTACCCCTGACGCGCCCGTCAGTAGGACGGTGAGCTTCTGATGGCCAACGCCGCCTTCAACCGGTACAAGTCGGGCATCCAGCTGGCCGACTACGACCTGCTGGTCGCCTCAATCAAGGGCAGTCTGCTACGTGGGTACACCTTCGACGCCACCCACCAGACGGTAGCCGACGTCCTAGCCGCCGGTGGTGTTCTCAACGGCACTACCCCGGCCCTGGTCAACCCGACCATGACCAACGGGGTCTTCGACGCGGACGACACCACCCTCACCGCTGCCGCGAACGCCACCAACCACGGTCTGCTGCTGTACCAGTCTTCGGCAGTCACCGGCGGTGCGGATGTAGCCACCAACCTTCAGCTGCTCATCGCCTACTACGACACGGGTACGGGTCTACCCATCCAGCCGGGCGCGGGTGTGGTCAACATTGTATGGAGCGCGGGAGCCTCGAAGATCCTCGCTGCGACGTGAGGCGGTAGACCATGAGCATTGGTATCCGCTCCGTCACCGACGTCATCACCACCAGCGCCACGATTACTCTCAACACGCCTGCCACCGGAGCCACCGCGCAGGTAGGCGACTTCCTGCTCATCATCCACCTCAACGACTTCTACGCCCTGGCCAACATGGGCACCCCCAGCGTCACTACCGGCACCCCCACCATCAACCCCATCAACAACGCCACCGCTGACGATGGCGCCACTGGCGGTCACCAAAAGTGGTACTGGGCTGTCGTCAACACCCCTGGTGCCCAAACCGTCACGGTCACCGAGTCGGCACCCGGCGACGAGGACAAGGCACTCATCGTCTATGTCATGACCGGGGTGGACACGGCCAATCCGATCGAGGACTCGAACAACGCCAACGGGGCCGGTGGCACCAGCAACCTGCACGTGGCGCCATCGGTGTCGCCCGGTAGCGCCACCGCCATGATGGTTTGTGCGGCCAACCCTGGCGGCGGTGCCTCGTTCGCAAATTATGGTGTACCGGCCAGCATGACCTTGCAGGTCAACCACCAGCAGGGCGGCATCACCATCGGCTCGGCCACCGAGCAACTGGCCGCGTTCGGGGCCACCGGTACCCGCACATTCACAGCCCTGTTCAACAGCACCCGCTGGGTTGCTTCATCGGTAGCGATTCGCACCGACTCCGGAATGTCGATCACCCCGGATAGCCTCACTGTGCCGATCACCCTCGGCGCACCCACCGTCTCCCAGAGCTTCACCATCACCCCCGACTCGCTCACCGTGCCGATCACGCTGGGGGCGCCCCAGGTAACCCAGCCCAGCCCGTTAGGACCTGATCCCGTGGAGGACTTGGCTCTAGCTCTGCTGGCCTGCCTTCAGGCTCAGGGAGCCCGTCTAGGAACCGACGCACCAGCCGAATACTGTCTGCGCGTGGGCAGCGAAGTTGCTCACGACGCTGGCCTCAACCAGGACCTGTGTTGCGACGGTCTGGGCTATGTGTCGTTGGGTGAGATCTACCCATCGGCGGCATCGTTTCCGGAAATGGACATTGTCCGTCAGGTGCAGGCCAACTGTCCGATACCGGCATGGGCGGTGGATTTGCAGGTGGGCATCATCCGCTGTGTGCCCACCGGCGACGCTGATGCGGGACCCAGCTGCGCCGACTGGAACGAAGCAGCCACCCTCAACTTCCGCGACGCGCAGGTGCTGCGCCTGGTGTCGTGCTGCTTCAAGCAGGTGGTGCCCACGTTGGCGTTCATGGACGGCATGTCGGTAGTGATCAACCGACAGTTGCAGCGGACCCCGTTCGGTGGATGTGTGGAACGCTACATGTCGATCACGGTGCAGTTCCCCAACCTCGACTGTGGGTGTTAGTCGTGGCGAAGGTCGTCATTCACCACGGTCAGGCCCAGCTGACCGCCACCCGCTTCGCCCGCAAGAAGGTGGAAGCGGCCCTACGTGATGTGGAAATCAACGCCAAGATACGGGCCTCCCACGGGCCCTACGCAACCGGTTACCTCGCCTCGACCATCACCAAACACGTGTACACCACCCCGCTCGGGGTTCGTGGCAGGGTGGGTTCTGACCTGAGCTACGCCGGGGTGGCCGAACGTGGCGCCCGTGCCCACATCATCCGACCACGGGTGGCTAAGGCGCTGCACTTCTACTGGCGCAGGGTGGGCCACACGGTGACGTTGGCAAAAGTCAACCACCCTGGTATGGAAGGTAAAGGCTACCTTCGGGAGTCATTGATCCAGGCAGGTAGACGCCACAATCTGCGGGTAGTCATCAGGTACAGCTAATATGCCTTCATGGCTGAAGATCCCGGACGTGAAACCCGCATCATCGAGGTGAAGGGCCGCACCATTGTGGTCCGTAAGTTGCGTGATGCCCAGTTCGGTCTGCTGGTGCGCGAAGCTAACGCGGTCAAACGGGCGGTGGCGGAACGCAACAAGGACCGTCTGACGCGTGCCACTGACCTGATCATGAAGGCTCTTGCCTCAGCAGTGGTGCAGGAGGAGGACCGGGACTGGCTGGACGACCTGACCGCCGCTGGTGAGCTGGACTTCAGCGACCTGGTGGCCGTGATCAAGGCATTCAACGAGGATGAAGACAAGCCCAAGGCTTCGGTGAGACGTGGTCGCCCGGCCAAGCGGACATGAGGTTTCTACCGCTGTCCCGTTAGCCCCCCGCCTGGTCACCGACCTGACCTGGTCCCTTCAGCCGTGGCCGATCACCATCACCGTGGGCCCGATTGAGGCCGTCATTGAGGCGCTGCCAGCCTCGACGTGGGTGGCGATCCTGCTGTCGGATCCGTTCGATAGCGAGGACATCATCGGGCTGGCTGGCGTGGATGCGCAGGCTGCGGTAGACGAGGCCCTGTTCGATGAGACGATCACGTTGGAGCAGCTCGACAACTTGGTACTTGAGGTCGTGTCCACGGTGGCGGCCAGACCATGGTATGTGGCATACCGCATCGTCGCGGTGGCCAAACAGGTGTGGGACACCCACGGTCTAGGCGGACGCCTGGTCACTGAGGGGGTGGACGCATCGCGGCTGTCCCTGTCGGCCTGGCTGGATGCGGTCATGTTCGTGTTGGCGCAGATGGTGGCACCTAAGGATTTGGCCATGTTCTACAGTCAGCTGGAGATCCCCCCGGCCGATGTTACTGTGGAAGAACAAGAAATGGAAATGAGCCGCGACGCCTTCATGTCACTGATGGCCAACTGATATCCTGCTGGTCAGTGGCGCCTTGATTGCCCACATGTCACCTAGCGTGGAGAGGTGGTGTGGGCATGACGCGGCCAGATGGCGAGGCATTCATCGATGTCCATGCCAACACGAAACCGTATGACCGGGAACTGGAAACCGGGGTCCGTAAAGCGTCCGCTGACGCCGACGACCTTCTCGACGCGGTAGGCAAAGACTGGGGTGACACCCTCGCCGAATCCACCTCGAAAGAGCTGGGTAAACACGGCCGCGACTTCGCTGACTCCATCGAACGTGGTATCAGCCACGAAGTTGTCCACATCCGGGGCAAGAGGTATGTCATTGATCGGCGTGGCCGTCTCCACGACGCTGCTGGCCGCTTCGTCAAGGCGTTCGAGGATGAGGTCGAAGACGCCTTCCTACGCTCCGCTGGTGGGGGCGCCGGTAACGTCTTCAACCGCATCGGCACCGCCATCTCCGACGCCATCGGATCCGGGTTCAACGTCTCCGGCAAATCCCCACTGATCGCCTTCCTGGTTCCCCTGGTCGGCGTCATCGTCGGCCTGGTTATTGGTGCGATCCAGGCCGTCAACATCCTCATCGCACTGTTGACCACCTTGCCCGCTCTGATCGCCTCCATCGGTCTTCAGGTTGGGGTGCTGTTCATTGCCTTCAAGGGTCTAGGCACAGCCATCTCCGGTGCATTTGCAGCTAAAAATGCTGAAGAACTGCAAGAAGCCTTGAAGGGGTTGACCCCCGAGGCCCAGACCTTCGTCAAGTCTCTGCTGCCCCTCAAAGACCTGTTCAAGTCCATCCAGAGGGTCGTCCAGTCCAACTTTTTCCGGGCCATGGGTGACCCGCTGAGCTTCCTACGATTCCTGAGCCCCACCCTGATCTCCGGGTTCGGCATGCTGGCCACCAGCATGGGTCGCTTCTTCCGGGACCTGGGCGTCTTCTTCAACTCGCCTACCTTCATTACCTTCGTCCGGGACATTTTCCCTGCCACTGCCAGGTGGATTCAAACGTTCGGGCCGGCCTTCATCAAGATCCTTGGCGCCCTGATCGGGGCAGCAGACCAGGCCATCCCGTTCCTGGAACACGTCGGCATGTTCATCAGCCTCAACCTTGCCAGCCTGGCACGCCGCCTCAACGACATGATCCGAAGCGGCGGCTTCCAGCAGTGGCTGGCCGGCATGGAACGCAGCTTCGAACTGTTCGGTGGGTTCCTTCTGGACGCGCTCAGGCTCGTTGGCGTCCTAATGAGCGTGCTCAACCAAGAGGGCGCCGACGAGATTTTCAAGGCATTCCAGGATGCCTTCCAGCAGCTGGCCTTCTTCCTTGCATCCCCAGCCGGTCGACAAGCCCTAGAGGGGCTCATTAACGCGGCGATCATCTCCATCAAGGTGTTCACCGGCCTACTGGAGATCATCCTGCTGATACTCGCTGCCATCGAAACCGTAGGCGAGGCCCTCAACGAGCTGTGGAAATGGTTGACCACCATAGCCTTCCCCGCCATCGGGGACTTCTTCAGCTGGCTTGGTGGCGCCATCGCCGACTTCTTCGCCGGGATCGTTGGTCACCTCGCCCCGGTCGGTAGCGCCATCAGGGCAACCTTCGGGTCCATCACCAGCGGTATCCGAGCCAACCTGGACCAGGCCATCGCCTTCGTGACGAGCCTGCCGGGCAGGACACGGGCCGCTGTGGGAAACCTGGACAACCTGCTCTACAACGCCGGTCGTAGCATGATCCAAGGGTTCATCAACGGCATCAGGTCCAAGCTCGGTGACCTCGCCAACATCGCCAAGAATGCCATCCACACCGTCACTGACTGGTTCCCCGGCTCCCCGGCCAAGGAAGGCCCCCTGTCCGGCCAGGGTTACAGCCTGCTGCGGGGCGAGCGGATGGCGCAAGACTTCGGTGCCGGTATGCGTCGGGGTTTCAGTGGTCTGCGCGACAGCCTCAGCACCGACCTAGGTGGCCTGGTGGACATGTTGACCCCGTCCAACACCACCACCAACGGGGTCGTGTTCGGTCCTGGTTCGGTGAAGGTCACTTTCGAGGGTGTTGTACCCACTGAGGATGAGGCCCGTCGCACCGGCCGAGCAGTGGGTGCCGGGATCAGCGACCAGCTGGCACGGCGTAACACTGTTCTAGCGGTGAGGACACTCTGATGGGCAGCTACAACCCCAACCAGCCCCGCATCGTTGGCCAGGAATGGGTACCGATCCGCAACGAGGACGTGGCGTTCTCCCCAGCCATCAAGTCGGTGGAGCGGGGATTCGAGTTCACTCTCACCTCAGCCCAGACCCTCCAAGATGGACGCTTCTATCTGAAAGAGTGGCCTGACGGAGACGCCAACGGGCAAGTCTTCTTCATGTCGATTTACCCCCGTGGCCGTGAAGCCGACACGGGGCCCATCCGCCGGGTTGTGATCCCCTGCAACAACGGTGGTATCAGTGGCACCGGTGTCACCATCGTACCCGCCACTGTCAGTGTTGCTGACGCCCTGTCTGACCCCTCAGATGAAAAGTATGTTCACAGCTTCTCGGGTGGCAACACTACTGTCCAGACCAGGGTGGCCGGGTATTTCGCGGTAAACAACTACGCTCAGGAGCTTAACGGTAAGAGGATCATTGGCGTCAACCTTCTCTACAACGTCTCCGGCTTCCTCGACCTGATCACCCAGTCTGGTAACAGTTGGGGCTTTTCCATCGAACAGGATTCGGGCTATCCGAATGGCTCCATTTACGGTAGTTCAATCATTGGAACCGTTCAGGGCGCCACGTGGACAAGCACCTTCTTCGGTAACGGGCCAGTTGAGCGGCTCGCATTTGGGGAAGTAGACCACGCCTGGAATGCCCCCACCAGTCCAGAGAACACCTCAGACAGGTTTCCGTGGACGTTCGCCGGTCTGCAACGATTCGAGGCAACCGCTGCCAACCGCCATGCCGTCTGGTTCAAGGGCAGCACCAGTGGTCCTACGGCGTACGAGATGCGACTGCACTACATGGCCCTGGAAGTCTTCTACTGCGAAGAACAACGGGTAGCGGTAGCCGGGCGCAGCTTTGGCTTCGACTCCTCACACACGACCCGTAACACGCCCTACGGCTACGGTGTCAACATCGTGCCAATGCGTACTCCTGTCGCATTGGCCACGAATCCAGTTCTTCAGCCTGGCGATTACAGTGTGGTGTTCGCACTCGCGGATCAGGGCGCGGAATACGGTGTGGCTTCCCAGTCGTATCCGAAACTGAATGGGCTACGAGAACTGTATAGCTTGCCAGGCATGGCAGGGGTACAGCTGGATCTTCCATTCCCCATTGACCCGGACGTCGTGGGCAAGACTTTCACGGAGACCAGTACCCACATACTGCCCCAGCTGTCGGTGCACACGTCAGGTGGACCCATCATCGACCTGCACGCCTACGGACGTCAGGCGGTGGCCCCCGTGTATGGGTCGATCTACGCGGAGGCGGAGATTGACGACGATGTGGTACCAGCGCCGGGCGCCCCATACCCATGGGTGCGTTACTACGCCCGCCGGTGGGGTGACACGGTCACCCCACTAGTACTCACCAACCAGGCAGCCACTGGACAGTCGGTCTTCATCACCCCCGCAGAATGGGATGCGCTAGACGAGATCGTGGACCGATGGAAGGAGATCACGCTTCGATTTGCGTCACCACCCACCATCTCCACTGCGGCGGGTAGCCCCGACTGGAGGTGGACGGCTGCCGGTGAGTTGGCCGGTAACCGGTGGGAGGTGCTGGGCGCCTACGCCCCGGCGTTGTCGGGTATTACGGGGAACCTGTACAACCTGGTGCCGTCACCGAATCAGCTGTCGGGGGCCACGTACTTCGGTACAAACGCACAGCTGACGTGGCAGACGATCACCCCTCCGGTGTCAGGTGTGGCGGCGGACCCCACCGCAGACGGTGTCCTAATCTTCGCGCAGGACATGCCCACCGTCACCGGGTTTGGTATTAGCACGCTAAGCCAGCCGGTGTCTGGTATCGGCACCAACTGCGGGGTCAACCCGTGCTGCATCCCTAGTGCAATCTCCTACAACCGTCTGACCTGGAGTGCCTCGCCAGGTATTGTCTACGACCTGTTCAACAACCGGACAGCGGCTAGCGGCTGGGGTAATGCTGACGTAGGTGGCGCCTGGACAAGAACGGGCGGTCTAGCGGCGGACTACTATGTCCAAAATGGATCAGCATTCCATAGTCTGAGTGCTGTTAACACATCCCACTACAGCACTATCAGCAATGGGATCCGCGACTCAGACATCACCGTCGACTTCACTGTGCCGGTTGTGGCGTTGGGTGGCGACATTCAGGTCAGTGTCGTTTCCCGCTACGTTGACGTCAACAACCAATACATGGTCACAGTGTTCTTTCACACCAATGGCACCTATGACATAGCCATCCGTATCAATAACGGTGGCGTGTTCACCACGTTAGCCACGTCGGGCACCTTGGGCGGCTACCAAGCCAACAGTCGCTTCCACGTAAGGGTTCGTACCGTTGGGTCCACAATCTGGGCCAAGGTGTGGCCCTATGGCCTGGATGAACTGGATGAGTGGCAAGTCACCACTGTCAACTCCACCATCACCACCCCCGGTGGGGTGGGTGTCAACAGCTTCCTGGCCGGTTCGAACACCAACACCCTGCCGGTGGTTATCACGTTCGACAACTTCATCGTCACCCCCATCGGGTGGGGGTCCTACGAACTGCAACGCATGGACACAGTGGACACCACCTGGCAGACAATCATGTTGGCCACCAACCCCGGCGTAGTGTCGTTCAACGACTACGAGGCCCGGGTGGGCATCCTTACCTCCTACCGGATCCGGGGCGTGGACACATACGGGTTCTACGGGTTGTGGTCCGTTACCGTCTCGGCCACCATCACTGACCCTGGCGTCACCATCGGTTGCACTGGCGGACATGTGCTCATCTTCACGTCCAACGCGTCTATCACCGGTGGCTACAACCTGGCCTACTCGTCGGTGTGGGAAGGTCGCGTGGAGGAGGGGTTCACCTTCCCCGAGGCTGGCGAAGTGCAGTTGCAAAAGATGTATGGTCGCGACTTCGTGACTGCATTTCGTCCCTTGGAACGTGGAGGTGAACGGTTCAGTCGTACTGTGCTGGTGCAGGCTGCCGCTATCGCCACACCAAACCTGGGGGACTTCCGTTCCCTGCGGGATATGGCTTGGGCCGATCTGCCGTATGTGTGTGTGCGCGATGAGGACGGGAACCGCTGGTTTGCCACGGTGTTGGTGCCGGGCGGCAACGTGCGCCGGTCTCGGCAGCTGTACATGGCCCCAGTGGACATCATCGAGGTGACCGATGAACCGGCGCAGGTGGACCCATGAGTGGTCTGACGACGCTACCCCATGACCCCCTACTGGATCTTGATCCGTGGGTGGGTCAACGTCAGTGCACGTTCCGGTTCGCGTTGAGCAATGCCGTTACCGGCGAAAAGTTAGGGGATATCAACCCTGTTCGTAACGCCAGCCTTTCCCACGACACCACCCGCACAATCAAACGACAGCTCAGTTTGACCCTTGGCGTGAGAGACACGGCTAACATCAACCCTCTTACTGACCGGGTCGACGTGTTCATGGTGTTTCCTAATGGGACCGAGTACCCGATGGGACGCTACATGTTCACCGACATGTCGCGGGAAAAGTTCACTAGCGGAAAAGTGTCATCTAGCATTCTCAATGATGAAATGTTTCTGGTAGACCAAGAAATCAATGAGGGCATCAATGGTCGAGGTCAAAACGTAGCTACCTTGATCACTACTACTGTGGCTGGGCTGGGTGTGACTTTGGAGGTGGAGCCTACCCCCTTCACATCAGGTGAGTCGTGGACAGTGGGTGCTACTCGTGGCCAAATCCTAGAAACTTTGTCTGTCTCAGGTGACTACTTCAGTCCCTGGTTCGGCAACGACACAAACCTGCATTTCATCCGTAGCTTCGATCCAGCAACTCAGATCCCTCAGTTCGACTTTGACGAAGGAAACCAGGTGATGCGGGCCGGCATCGTGGAGTCAGACGACCTGCTACTGGCCCCCAACAGGTTCGTGGTGATCAGCAACGCTGCCGACGACACTAGTGCAGCTGTAGTGGGCAGCGCCGACGTCGCCATTTCGGCCCCACATTCCATTCAGAACCGTGGATTCGTGGTGCAACAGACGAAAGATCTTCAACTTGTTAACGCAGGGCAAGCTCAGGCTGTCGCACAGAACCTCGCTATCAGACAAACCGTGTTCGAGCGGGTGTCACTTGCCACGGTTCCCGACCCTCGCCACGACTCCTACGACGTGATTCGTTGGCAGGGTGAGCTGTGGCTTGAACTGGGTTGGTCGATGAACCTGGTGGAGGGCGGGACGATGGGCCACGTGTTGAGAAAGTCGTACTCATGACCCAGTCGACCCCGGAAAAGGAACCTTCGACGTCTGAACTTGTCGGTCTGGGCGCTCAGGCGGTCGTGGACAATGCGCAGCGGCTAGGGTTGACGTGGACGTTGCGTCCAGCAACAGTTGCGGCGACCATCGACACAATCAGCAACAACCCGAACTCGGGCATTATCACCGTGGTCTTCGATGGGGACACGGCAGAGGTGTCGGCTAGTTCGATGGTGGGCGCCTTGTCGGCTGGCGAACGGGTCATGGTACTAGTGGTGCCACCAGCAGGCAACTTTGTGGTGGGCCTTTCCACCAGCATTAGCTTGCCGTACGCCCCGGGTCGAGGCATTGTGGGCTCCCACACCGAAACGTCAAACTCGGGAGCAATCACCACAATCACTACGATCATGACTACGGATCAGGACGTGTTGTTCCGTAGCGATCGGGCGTACGAGTTCACCTTTGTGCACAACCACTTTTCCAGCGCTGCTGGGGTCTTGGCGCAGTATGCGGTGAACTTGCTGGGCAGTGGGACCAGCTTGGTCATGGGGAACTTCCGTACTGAGGGCGCCGCCTCAACGGGAGTTTTCTGCTCCAAGGTTGGGGTCAGATTGCGCGGTACCAACACCTTGAACAAGGTGGAGCTGACAGCTCTAGCGGTTTCGGGAAACATCACCATCCTGGGGTCTGTAACCACACCCAGGCAGTTTTGGGTACGTGACGTGGGGCCTGCCAGTATGTACCCAGGTTTCTTCGAAATTTTGTAGCCTAAGTCCGTGAAAGTCTACGTTCTACCCGCTGACGCCCATGGTTGTGGCCACTTCCGGTTGATTTGGCCAGCGAACGTGCTGCGGCAGATGGGTCATGACGTGGTCATCATGCCGCCGAACCAGCAGAGTGGCTTCCTCGCCAAGATTGAGGAGTCGGCTCCTGGGATGGAGCGGTTGAAGAGTATTCAAGTTCCAGCGGATGCCGATGTGATTGTGTTGCAGCGGCCTGGGCATCCGCTGCAACCCCAGATGATCGACATCATGCGGGGCAACGGCATCGCTGTGGTCATCGATATGGACGACGACATGTCGTCCATTCATCAGGACAATTCAGCCTTCCACATGTACCGGCACACGTCTGGCACGCCCTTGTCGTGGAAACACGCCACTGAGTCGTGTAAGCGGGCCACCTTGGTGACCACGTCCACGTCAGCCTTGCAGAAGGTTTACGCTCAGCACGGTCGAGGCGTGGTACTTGACAACTATGTACCCGGTACGTACCTGGCCTTCAACAAGATCGTCACTGGGCACTTCGGCTGGGCCGGCAACATTGGCTCACATCCCAACGACCCCCAGGTTACTGCCCCTGCTGTGCAGCGACTCATGGACGACGGGTACCGTTTTGCTACGGTAGGCAACAAGAAGGGTATCAAGGAGGCATTTCGCCTCAAGCAGGACCCTTTCTGTACAGGCGCTACCGGCCTGACCGACTTCGCCTTGACCATGAGCCGCACCTTCGACGTGGGCATGGTCCCACTGGCCGCGACCAGCTTCAACACCTCCAAGTCGAGGCTGAAGGGCATCGAAATGTCGGCCGTGGGCATCCCATGGGTTGCCTCACCCAGGGCTGAATACCGTACACTCGTCAAGAAGTCAGGGGGAGGGCTCCTTGCGGAGACCCCGAAGGAGTGGTACAACCAGCTCAGACGGCTCCTTGACGACTACGTGCTCCACAGGGAGCTGGCGGAGGCGGGCAAGTCCTACATGATGACCCAGACCTATGAGGCCAACGCCTGGCGGTGGATCGAGGCCTGGACGAGAGCATTGGAGATACAGCGCAGATGAACGATGAGGTTAAGGGATACGTGATGGCAGACAAGGATGCCATCGAGGAGTACGCCAGAATTGTGGCACAGGCCATTCATCAGGCGCATGACCAACACAACGAGACTGCCGTTCTAGATCCTGTTGAATATCTGACTGTCGACCAGGAAATCCGTGGTTTGGCAATCCAGGCTGCTTGTTCTTTTGGCGATACCGGCGGCCTCCGGACCGCGCTACTCCGCGCCGACCTGATTGCTCAGTACATCAAAACAGGTGAGATACGAATAGAGGGTACTCCTTCTGGGGATATCAATACGACGAGAGTGAGAGTGTGATGTTAGTGCACCTGCGAAAGAACAGGACCATGAATGAAAGGGCGAGAGAACAGGTATAGGAATGAAATGGGAGTTTGATTCCACGCGCCGGTACCAGGGGTGGTTCAAAATCATGGACACCTGGATCCCAATAGAAAACATTCATTCTATGGAGGTGATAGAGGACAACCGTGAGTATAGGGGTGGACAGTGGCGCATCTTCTTCAGGTTCCATCACGGTGGAGGCACCTGGGCGGACGGGTTTAGTTCGAAGGAGGAAGCTCACAGTTACATTCGAGACATGCTGGAGTTAGCGTCAAATGATTCAGCCGGGTGACTTGGTCACATTCGCGGACGGCTACCACTTCTATATCACCGTCCACGGGCCTCTGGTGACAGGAACTTGCGCCGACTGCGGCACACCAGTGGCGGTGGTCGGCTACACCGACCGGGTCAACCAGTGGGGTTTGAAGGAAGACACCGGTGGTGGGGTAGTACCCCGCTGTTCCGGATGTGCCCGTAGATTTCACGGATTGGACGAGGCATGATCGTTTACATTTCCATCGGCAACAGCGACGACGTGCTCACCCAGCAAGAGTGGGCCTTATTCTGCTGTGACGTGCATGATCTCCTGATCGCAGTAGACGTGCAATTTCACGGGAAGTGGTACTCGGCCCCAGTTTCCCGATACCAGAACGCCTGTTTCTGTGTGGAGTTTTCCCCGGCTAGGGTATCCACTGCCCACCTGATACAGGCCCTAAGGCGTTTCGCCCACAAGTACCGTCAGCAATCCATTGCCTGGGCGGAAGTGCCCATCACCGAGTTCCTGAGTCCGTCCAATGATTAGCGTCTTACTGCCCAGCAGAGATCGGGTGGATCTGCTGCGACGCTCCATCGACTCCCTGTTCCGGATGGCATCTGACGAGGACAACATCGAGGTCCTGGTTGGCATCGACCAAGACGACGGGGTCACCCAGGCGGCCGTCCAATCGAACGGTATACGGATACGGCAGATCCTCGCGTACACGGCCGATGAGCGGTTTGGGTACCACCGCCTGCACGAATACTTCAACATGCTGTGGGTCCACGGTCGGGGCAACTGGTTCTTGCTCTGGAACGACGACGCGGTCATGTTGACCCCCGGCTGGGACCACCAGCTGGACGAGCTGAGACCGGGGGTGGCTTGCCTGCATGGCAACCACGACCCGTTCAACGTGTTCCCGGCCGTGCACCGCACCGTGGTCGAGGCAATGGGCCACTTCTCCCTGTCCAACCACAACGACTCATGGCTGGTCGATGTGGCGTTGGGGGTGCCTTGCTTGCGGGACACCACCATCCAGGTGCTGCATGATCGCTTCGATCTGACTGGCAACAACAACGACACCATCTACCAGCAAAGCCGGGGAGGCTACCGCACCCTGGAGTACTACGGTCCGGAGCTATCCGAACTACGTGGCCAGGACGTGCTGAAGGTCAGGAAGGCGTTGGGGTTGTGAAAACGGCGTTGGTGACGGGCAGCAGCGGATTCGTCGGCACCTACCTGAAACTTGCCCTGGTCGATAAGGACATCATCCCGATCAGCTACGACCTTGGTGAAGGTGACGATGTCCGTAACTACGAACGGCTGCGCTCCGTCATAGCCCACACGGATCCGGACTACATCTTCCACCTGGCCGCCCAGGCGTACGTGCCGGAGGCCACCACCGATGTGCGACGGGCCTTCGACGTGAACGTGAACGGCACCGTCAACGTGTTGGAGGCGTGTCGGCAGACTGGTTGCCAGGCCAAGATCCTGATCACGGGTACGTCGGAGGAGTACGGTTTCGTTACCCATCCTGCCAGTGAGCTGATTACTGAGGAGTCCTGCTGTCTACCGGATACCCCGTATGGGGTGTCGAAGCTGGCCGCCAGCCAGATGGGTTTGGCATACCATCGCCTGTACGGGATGCATGTGGTGGTGACCAGGGCCTGGAACCACACCGGGCCAGGGCACAGCAGCATGTACGCCCTGCCGGCGTTCGCCCGCCGAGTGGCCGAAGTTGAGGCGGGGATCCGAGAAGAGGTTACCCACGGCAATCTGGACTCGGTGCGTAACTACACCAATGTTAACGACATCGTGAAGGCGTACCTGTTGGCCGTCGAATTGGAGCCGGGCGTGTACAACCTGTGCTCCGAGCAAACAGTGTCACTGAGGTACGCATTGGACCACCTGTGCTCGCTGGCTAATGTCGAGATTCCCCGGGTAGAGGTTACTCACCTGTCGAGGCCACACGGCAGTTACCCACGCCCGTCGGCAGAGAAGATGTGGAACATGACAGGCTGGACAGCGCAGATCCTTCTGATGCAGACGTTGGGGGATCTGCTCAACTACTGGAGGGAACGTGTCACGTGAGGATCTCTGATCGTTGTCGTAGCTGCGGCAGCAACGACCTGATCCAGGTCTATGACTTGGGCGACCAGTACCTGTCTGACTTCCGGGAAGACTCCAGTAAGCCAGCAAAATTCCCGTTGACGTTGATGTTTTGTTCCCACTGCACCTTGGTGCAGTTGGCGCACACGGCGAACCGGGAGCTGCTGTACACCGACAACTATGGGTTCCGGTCGGGGGTGAATCCGGCTATCGCGGCGGACCTGAAGTCCATTGTGGACCAGGCGCTAACCTACAACGAAGCTGGGGCCTGGCTGGACATCGCCTGCAACGACGGCACCCTGCTCAGTTTCGTGCCACCTGAGCAGTGGTACCGCGTGGGCGTGGATCCGGTGGAGAAGTTCTTCGACTCGTCCAAGAACTACGCCAATGAGATTTACACGGATTACTTCGATGCAGCCGCGTTCATGGACGAGCAGTTCGATGTGGTCACATCGATTTCGATGTTCTACGACGTGGACGACGTGAACGAGTTCGTGGCGGGGGTGGCCCGGATTCTCAGCCGTCGTGGCGTGTGGATCATCCAGCAGAACTACCTGCTCCCTATGATAAAGATCGGGGCCATCGACAACGTTTGCCACGAGCACCTCACCTACTTCAGCCTGCGTGCCCTGGTGTCATTGCTGGGCCGTTACGACCTAGAGGTCATCGACGTGTCCACCAGCGACGTCAACGGTGGCGTGCTACGCACCGTGGTGGTTCACAAGGACCGATGGCCACGCCAATCATCGGTAGACGCCCAGTTGGAGGTTGAGGCTGGTCTGGTTCAAGCACACGTGTACCTGAACTTCGCCAACCGGGCCACCGCCAACCTAATCAAACTAAATCAACTAATACGTACCGCTGCCAAAACCAGGGACCGTATTTTCATCTACGGTGCCTCCACAAGGGGGGCGGTGCTGTGGCAGGCCGCCGGGATCGACAACATGGTGGTGGACTTCGCAGTGGAGCGGCAGCCAGAGAAGGTGGGTAAGTGGTACAGCCCGGTCGGGGTGCGGATCATCTCGGAGGAGCAGATGCGTCAGTTGAACCCCCACTATCTGCTGGTGGGGCCATGGTGGCATCGGGACATGTTCATGCAGCGTGAGGCCGAGTTTCTTAGCAACGGCGGGAAGATGATCTTCCCGCTTCCTTCCGTAGAGGTGGTGGGCTAGTGAATATTGTCTATGGATTCGTGTCCATAATCGTCATCGTAGTTGCTGTCACACTTGCTGCCGCAACAGCAGAAAACTTCGCTCAAGCGGCAGAACGCATCGGCGGCATAGCCATGCTCGCAATTGCGGCACTTCTGCTCTGGATGGTGTTCTCATGAACGTCGGAGTACTGGGCCTAGGACGAATGGGCTTGGTCCTAGCGGAAGCCTTTGCGGCAACTGGACGCTACGATACTTACGGCTGGGACATTGACCTAGCCGGCGTCGAGGCACGTCTGGCCAATCCCGTAGAGGACATGCCAACAGTAGGCTTTCAGTTATCGTCTACATTGGACGAATTCGTCACGTCTGCTGAGCTGATCTTCGTATGTGTGCAGACACCACACCCACCCGGATATGACGGCAGCACCCCCCTAGACAAGGTGCCGACCAACTTCGACTACACATACCTGGTCGACGCCATCACCCGGCTAGCGTTGGTGGCACACCAGCGCCAACTGATCCGCACAGTGGGAATCATGTCCACCGTCGCCCCCGGGGCCATTGCCGCCCACATCATGAACGTGCCTCACCGGGAATACCTGAACATCGTCTACTGCCCCAGCTTCATCAGCCTGGGCACCATCTACCACGACCTGTGCAACCCCCGCCTCATCCTGATCGGCAGCAACGACGAGGCGACCGGTAACTTCGCCCCGTCCAGCAGGGTCACCGTGGCACTGAGGCTGCTAGCCACTGGATCCGAGGCACCGGTGGTTCACACCACCATCGAAGAGGCCGAACTGGCCAAGATGGCCAGCAACGGGCTCCAGTCCCTAAAGATCGGCTACATCAACCATCTCGCCGAGATAGCGGACCGGATGAACATCAACATTGACCGGGTAACTGGGGCCCTACGCGCCTCCAAAGAGGTGGCCTGGATTCCCCACGCTGGCATGGTGGATGGGGGCGCCTGTCGGCCCCGTGACCTGGTCACCATGTCCTGGTTCGAGCAGCACTGCGACACCTCCACCGCCATGTTCACGTACCTGAACATGCAGCGCGACGAACAGGCCCAACGCCTGGCGGAACGAGTAACCGCTGTGGCCTACGGGCACAGCTTGGGGGTTTGCGTCCTCGGCAAAACGTACAAGCCGGGCGTACCGTACCGAGAGGGTTCCCCCGCTGATCTGCTTCGGCACAACCTGGACGCGTTGGCGACATTGCACACCGTGGACCAGTGGGATCCTGACGTGGACGGCCCGCGCGAGTTTCGTCACCCCTGGGTGTTTGTGGTGGCTACCCCCCACGAAGCGTTCAAGGTCATGGACCACCCGTGGGGGTCGATCGTCATCGACCCCTGGAACATCGTCACCCGCAGGATAGAGGGTGTCCGTTACATCTTCCCCGGTAGGGAGCACTAATGGTCAACTTTGAGGAGCAGGTGCAGGCCTGGTCGTCGCCACCAGTTGATGACATCGGCTACATTCCATCCAGTGACTTACTTGCTAAGACCGGGGGCGAGCTGCTGGACATCATCAGCCAGATGCGGGCTATTCGGTACAGCACCGAAGGCTGGCGCAACCGTGACAACGCCTGGCGCGATGACCTACTCCTAGATGACACCGAAGGCAAGATCGTTCTCGACTTCGGCTGTGGTGTAGGCATGGAGGCGTTGGAGTACGCCCGGCATGGCAACGCGGTAGCGATCGCGGACATCTCCCCCACCAACCTGCTGCTGGCAGCTCGGGTCTTCGCGCTGCACGACGAGACCCTCTACGACATCCTCCAGGTCGGGCCCTCCTACCCCTACGCCCCCGTCGCTGCCGAAATCTACGACGTGGTGCATTGCTCCGGAGTGCTGCACCACATCCCATGGGCTCAGGATGTCCTCCACTGGTTCCACGAGATCCTGATCCCAGGAGGCGAGGTCCGCCTGATGCTGTACTCCGATCGAGGCTGGCAGCTATACATGGGCTCAGAGCCGCCGGCTGACGTCACCCAGCATGGCCAGTTCCACCAGTTTGTGCGCACCTTCGACCAGGTGGGCGGGTACGCAGACTGGTACGACGAACAGAAGCTGGTAACCATGGCGGGGGACAGATTCGAGCTGGTGGCGTTCTCCTACATCACCGACAATGACCGGTACTGCATCGCGAGACTGAAGAGGAGGGAATTGACATGATTGGGCCAACAATCAGACAGGTGACCCTAGGTCTCGGCTCGAACCAAAGAACCAGCCTGGCATTTCTGGAGAACTTCTGTCAGGAGATGCGTTCTATGGGTGCACCCGATGATCAAATCATCGGTCTAGAAAATTATGGCAATACCTACTACTCCCTTAGAACAGAAGTCGAGGTCCAATGATTCCTGGGATCACGGTGGCGATCCCATGCCACCTGTCACGGATTCGTAACGGCATGCTGGGGCGGGCGATGATGTCCGTGTACTCCCAGATCTACCCGGCCGCCGGTGTCTCGATAGCCATGGACCTGGAGGGTCGTGGCGCTCCCTTCACCCGTCAGCGCGCCCTCAACGGCGTCGACACGGAGTGGGTGGCGTTTCTGGACAGCGACGACTACTTCATGGTTCACCACCTTCAAGCCCTTTGGGAGGCGCAGCAGGAGACAGGAGCTGACTATGTCTACAGCTGGTTCCAAACCGACCCACCAGGCCATGATCCGTTCCCGAGTACTCATTTCACGGAGCCGTGGGACAACGACAACCCCCGCCAGACGACCATCACGACGTTGGTGCGTACTGACCTGGCCCGGTCAGTCGGTTTCTGGGAGCCGAAAGATGAAGACGAGTTTCCGAATGGCCTCCGGGTGGGTGAGGACTGGATCTTCACCCTCGGCTGTCTTGAGAATGGAGCGAAGATCCATCACGTGGTGGAGCGCACATGGGTATGGGCCCACCACGGTAAGAACAGCTCGGGGCGCCCTGGTCATGGTGACGCTTGAGTAGGCGAGAATCGTGGACCTGTGAGGCCTCCGTTGATGTGCAGACGGAGGCCCACACAGGCAAACCGCTAGTGATCATGTGCTGGAAGCCGGCTCACCTGTTCCCATTCCCCGCCCTCGGGTTCGAAATCGCCCTCTGCCCCGACCACGAATCTGTCCTAGACAAGTACCAAGGACAAGGAAGGAAATCGTGAGATATCGAAACGTGGTAGCAGCCGTTGCCATCGCCGTTCTTGCCGCCGTGGCACCCACTGCATCAGCGGCGGCAGCAGATGCCCCTCGGGAGAACATTCTTCAGATCGCGTTCTTCCGTCACTCCGGACTGTGTTTGTGGATTGACGCATCCAACCTCAACGGGGAAGACTACGTCCAAGGCGAATGTAACGACCCATCGCACGTGGAGGAGCGCTTCCAGCTCGTCCGGACCTGCTCGACCTGCCAGAGTTTCTATCTGGTCAACAACAACGGTAAGTGCATGACTGTGGCAAGCGCCGTTACCGGGAATGGTGCTGATGTCAACCAGTACACCTGCACTGCTGGTGCCTCCAACCAGTGGCTGTTTTTCGACGCGACTATCCACGCCGGATACTGGCGGATCCGATTCGCCCATTCCGGCAAGTGCGCGGCGGTTATTGCCTCGTCCCAGCTGGTCGGGACTGAGGTGCATCAGTGGACGTGCGGAGAATACGACGCTGAGGCACTGTTTTTCCGTAGCCCGTTGACCTGAACTTGCCACTGGACAAGGCACGGTTGGCAGGGGGACCCTTCAAGTTATGAGTGTTGATGTGGGCAACATCGTGCACTACCACCTGGGGTCCTCATGTCAGCCGTTCCTGATTCTGGTGGATGATCCGTACAACACAAACCGGTCTGGTCTGAGCTTCTCTGAGGGCATCCTTGGCGCCCTCGTTAGTACCCAACGCAACGGCGTTGCCTATAGCAACGCCGAATCGAACCCGGCGTACGCCACTGGCACCTGGCACCGCAACTACGAATGCAATCACTAACAGACAAAACCCCAACGATCCTTTAGCCTGGAGCTATGGCCACATTGGTCCAGCTCCAGGCTGAAGTGTGGTGGCGGAACGAATTCGTCCCCCCACCACTTCAGAAGCTCATCGTTGACCTGCGCGAGTTCTACGGGGTGCCGGCCGGCAACATCGGCTCCAAGGGCGATGAGAACCATCTGCGTGGCTACCATCGTTCCCGTAACTGGATCAAGAACTCGGCCTACTGCACCAATCGCACCTACTCGGTCAGCGAGACTCCCGGCAACCGGTCTGGCGGCAACAGCGACTGGTTATCGGCTATCGATATCACCATCCCCCGCGACGAGCTGCTCCAGATGTGCCAACGCCTCGACGTGGGAGTCCGGTCGGGGCGGTTCGAGAAGATTACCGAGTGGTACGGCAACAAGGACGGCGACACCCGAGTCGATGGGTACAACAACATCCGCAACGAGGTCGCCAGCTCCGACTCCAGTCACCTGTGGCACTGCCACATCAGCTTCGACCGTGGGGCTGTTGGCCTGGACAACCATGATGATGTGTTCGAACTGCTCACCGGAGGAGTTGACGTGCCACTTAGCGACGACAAGGACTTCAAGGCACTCATCGAGAGGGTGCAGGGACTCCAGGGTATGGAGGATCCGATCACGTTCCAGATTGCCGGTGAACCCAGCCCCCGCAACGAAGCTAACCTGCTGGCCCAGGCCGTCAGGGATCTTCAGGCGAAGGTCGAGGCGCTCATCACGTCAGGGGTACCAGTTCCGGGCGCGGTCAACCTGACCCCGGAAAGCGTCCAGGAGGTCGCTGACGCGGTGGTCGACGAGGAGCAGGCAAGGTTGGAGAACTGATGGTCAGACAGTTCAATCTGCCGGAACGTAACCCGTGGCCCCAAGTGGTCCTGGCCTTGGGGTTGGCCGGAATCCTGGTAAGTGGGGCAGTGGTATTGCTGTCTTTAGGCCGCTCCGAGTCAGTGATCTTGACCTTGGCGGCCCTGATCGCTGGACCTGCCCTAGCCTGGTTCGCCACCAACACCAACCAGAAACTGGAGCAAGTCAAGGAGCTGTCCAACGGTTCCCTCGATCGCCGTGACACGCAGCTGGAGGACACCACCAAACGGTTGGTGGAGATGAACGAGCGGCTGCTAGCCCTGATCGCCCAGACCCATCCCAACATCCCCACCGACGTTGCGGAAAGGCTCATGCCCACAGCTAGCGTGGCCATGGAGCAGAACCCGAGCGCCCCGGTTCCTTTGGACTCCCGCGCGCAAATCACGGGACGCCTCTGATTGGTATGACCACACATCGTCGGTACTACTTCGAACACCCGGGAGCATGGGACAGGGACGAGGCGTACACAATCATCCTAGGACGATTACGGGATGCCTGCGAACGCAACTGGTGGTTCAACGAACCCCTGGTGCAGGGGCAACCGTTCGGCCGGCTGACGTTTGAGTTCACCGCGTCGGGGCGTGACCAATGGTGGTGTCATGTGCGGGCCATGAACTTGGCCAAGCTGTGCTACCGGGCCATTGGGATGGCCGACAGGGACGTGCCAGAGCCACTGTGGGAGCCGCTGGAACGTGATGGAGGGCGCTACCGTGTCCCCGTGACCCCCCAGGACGCCGGGGAAGGGTAGCGCCCTCCTGGGCAGTGCTCCTCGGGTCATCCACACGTGCCCTCGGAGCTTTCCCCCGGCCATCTGGTGTGGCATAGGCCAGAGATCTTCCGCAGCTGCCCGCTGCGGTTTGTCCCCCCTCAGGACTTGAACCGTGATGAACGCCGACTCGTCGCTGCCTAAGACAGTCTTCGTTGGGGGGCCGGAGCGCAGGTCTGGCTACCTTCGCAGGAAGGATCATGACCAGCCTTCGGGCTGAAACGTCACACGCAAAGTACCCGTTAACGCTCCCTATCATGTCTGGTGTCGAAGCGGGGACAGGATTCGAACCTGTGACCTCCAGATTATGAGCCTGGTGTGCTACCGAGCTGCACTACCCCGCTAGGTGGGCTGGACCCGGGGTGGGCGGAGTCCAGCCCAGTCTGGATCAACGGAAACGGGGGTCGTCGTCCAGACTCTTATTTCAGCCTACCCACCCCTGGCCAGCGCGTCTACCACTGGCATAGTCGGCTGACCCAAGTTGCGCCACATCTGTCAGCATGTCTGGTTCCCGGCGCAAACCCAACATGTCGATAACCAGTTCAAGGTCGTCTTCCGACCAGTCATGGTTGATCGAATACCAGAGCAGGTAGTCTTCGGCCCGGGCCTGAGCCCGCTTTTTAGCAGCCAGCTCCGCAAGCCGCTGCTGCTCGTGGATCTCCTTCAGTGTGTCCATCTACACCGCCTGGTTGAAGTACTCATCCTTGGTGACATGACCGTGACGCACCGGCTGCGGTAGCCGGCCGATGTGCCACAGGTTGTCGTTTTCGCTGCATCGGTACACACTCTTGTGTTCCGAGTGGCGATGGGCAATCTTGCGGGCCCGATGGCGATGGGTGTAGGACAACTTGTTGTGCGTGTAACACCAGGCCACTGCCAGGTTGGTGTGTCCGCTCATGTGAGAACCTCCGCCGGTACTGGTGATTGGGTGGTACGCCACCCAGTACGCAGGTGACGTAGGGAAGGGAATTCAGATGTGTGAGTATTGAGGCATTCCACCTGGTGTGGGGTGTACCCGTCTGCTCGGTGGTGGCCCACATACACTTCACCGCCGGCCAGGACGGCTTTCTCGTAGACTTCCAGGGCCACCTGTTCAGGGGTGCGGGGGGTGGTGAGCAGCCACCAGTCGTGCCACCATTCGCGCAGGCTACGGCGGGGGCCATTGAGCCAGGCCTGCTCGTCGTCGTTGCGAGGCATTACGGCACGTTCCCAGGCGGTGGCGGGTAGGTGATCCTCCTTGTCGAGGTCGTCCCAGGTGTAGTCGCGGGCCAGTGGGGAACGAGTCACTGTGTAGTTGTTGACCTTGGTTACGTCCACGTCCAGACCGGTGAGGATCCGAGTCACTTCTGCTTGGTCACGCTGTCGAAGCTGGTACTTGTGTTGCTGGCGACGCTGTTCACGCCACTGATCCCACAAGGTGTGCGCCCACCGGATCAGGTACCCGGAGGCGAAAACCCCACCGATCCAGGCGTGGTTTGCCACGAACTCGGTCATCGTTGGTACGCCTCCACCCACAGTCGGGACTGAGCGATCAGGACGCGGCGCAGCTTGCGCCACTGGTGCGTTTCCATGGCGATGGTGGCGTAGCCAGGATGCGGCCACAGCTCTACGAGCAGCTCCATCGCGTCCGTCATGATCTCGAAGTCGACCATGGCCTGCTTGGTTCGTTGGTCGTTGTCGGTGTCCAGGTGCATAACCTGAGTATCCTCATTGCCCACGGTGATCTCCATTCAGTGCGGGTAGGGCCATGGCCAGCAGGGTCACGAAGTCTTCTCCCGTCATGATCACATAGCCATCCTTCGGGGAGGCCTTGCCCCGCCGCTTCGCCCAGACGACAGCGAACAACGCCTGGGCGTTGTTCCGTTCCTTCGTGGCCTCGGCCACCCAACCAGCTAGATCAAAACGGGCAGCGTTCTTAGCCTCAATGACGCACCGGGGGATACCGGCAATGTCGCCGCGATCGTTGGATCCGGTCAGAGCCCGACGTTCCACGTTAGGCCATTGCCTGTCCGAGAGGAAGTCGACGATGGCGGACTCCCAGCTGGTGCCCTTGGCCTTCGATCTGTTCACGCACCAACCTCCCAGTTGGCGTCGTGGATTGGACAACCAGCAGTGGTCCACCAGCCGTCCGGTGGCCATGGCGCCCATTTGCCGTGGTTGTTGTCCAGTACTGGGCACAGGCAACCCATGTTGAGGGCCTCGTTGGATCCGGGGTTGGGGGGCCTTTCGCCGTGAAGTACCGCTTGTGCCGCTGTCATGTTCTCACTGTCCTTCTACGGGCGCGTTCCTTGTGCTTACGGTTGGCAGCCCGCGACGCGCACGACGTCGCACAGTACTTCTGCCGACTTGAGTAGCGACGAAACAGCTGGTTGCAGTTGGCGCAGAAGGCTTCAACGTCGAGCGGGCCCAGGGTGGAGGTGCCGTTCCAGCTGCGTCGGGCAGTGAAGTTGTGACCGCCGAGGATCACCCCGATGGCCCCGCTGTCGTAGCCGTACTGTTTGCATTCCTTCTTGACAGGGCAGGTTGTGCAGATGGCTCGGGCGCGCTCGTTGAAGGCGAACTGGACGGGGTCACCGGTGCCCTTGCCATCGACCAACGACCACCATTCAGGGTCGTAGTTGCGACATTCGGCAAGGTTCTTCCAGTGTGTTCCAGTCTCCCTGACCTTGATCTTCACTCTTCGATCTCCTTCCTCCCTGCTTCCAGTTGCTCCGGTACCCACAGGTCGTGGCCCCGTTGGTGATGCCCTGTCCACCTGATGCCGTGGCCGGACAGATTGACAACGTAATGGGTATTGATGTGGTGAATGGGTTCGAGAATGTCCCAGCTCCGAACGAACTCGCGTTCCACCTCCAACCTAACCTCAGGGTTCTGCATCTGGATGGCGATGAACTGGTCATGTGGGAATCGGACGATGACGCCGGCCCACTCAGGTCGTCGCGGCGGGTTCCACTGCGCCATCGTCGCTGGCCTCCTCGGTGAATTCTTCAGTGATCTTGTCGACAACGCCCGCCTCCCAGGCGCACTTGAAGTCGGAGAAGGCAGCGATCAGGGTCCGACCGATAGGGGAAACCGACCAGAACTTCAGCTGTTCGTAGCCACCCTTGGTGCCCTCGTAGGTCATGGCATCGGCATACACCGCCCAAGTGGTCTGAACGTCCTGCTTGGACTTACCATTCCAGTGCTCAGTGAGGACGTGGAAGGTCTTCATGGTTTCTCCTCGGGCATCGTAGTAGCCACGCTGGTACCAGTAGGCTTCTGGCTGATCAGCGTTTGGTACCAGGTCAATTGGTAGGGGGACTTTCATTCGGTCACCAGCCGGAACTGGCGAACGTGGTACTGCTCAGCGATCTCCGGGTGACGCTTACGGAATGCGTCCATGTCGAAGACCTGTTGGGTCTTGGTGCGCATGAAGTGCTGCGCCAGGTCGGGGTGTTCACGCTGGATGCGGGCTTCGGCGTAGCGTTCGCTGGGACGGTAGGTGATGATCTTCTCGTCGCCCACCTGGCCAGCGTGGGCGTCACCAATCTCCTTGATCAACTGGGTTTTGAGATTGTCGGCGATGGCCTGCCACGCTTCTGCGTTGGCACGGGCTTCCTTCCAGTTGGTGACCAGCTCAGGGTCAAGCTGGACGGCCGGTTCGTCCTCGTAGCGATCTGGTAGTGGCATGTCTACTCCTGTTCGTTCGTGACGGGCTTGCAGGGGTAAGCTTACCCCTCCCCTCCCTCCAGGAGGTCAAGTTGACCTTGAAGAACCTCAGTAGGAGGACCTAACACCTTGGATCGGGGAGTTCCCACACATTTGGGGCACAGGTATACATCGAGACGTTTACCTGTTTCACTGAATCCATGGAAGATGTGCCACCCGTGGGCCCGAGCCCGGTTCTCCGTCTCCAACCAGTCCTCAGAGGCCCAGACCACGATGCAGTCATCCTTGCCAGTAGCACAGACCAGCCACTTACTGCTCACCATCCAGGAACTCTCTCTTCCATCACTTTTCCTCTCCATCCGAGACGAATCTGTCACATGACGAAAAGTGTTGAGCTTCATCTTGTGTGTAGTAGCCAAACTCGTTCGTCTTGCGATCCCACCAGCCATGACGATGATCCGATGTGATGAACTCCGCGTACCGCCCTGATTCGTTGTGAGACCAGACCAGCACGCGGTCGATACGTGGGTCACCGGTTACGCGTTGCACCCGGCGCACGTTCTTCGCGTTGAGAACATTCACTCCCATCTTTTTCCTTCATTCGTTTAATTAACTAAACGAGATATCAAACGTCAATGCTCATCGGCATCCAGCCTCCACTGCTGAAGGGCAATGTCCAATACCTTGATCTCAGACATTTCCCTCAGGGCCCGGTTCGCGTCCTGGGTGATCACATCCTCGATACATTCCGCCCGGTCACAGGGGATGTCGTGATGGCCCACCGTGCACAGGTGGTAGCAGTCCGGCCGGGTGTCCACATTCGGGTGGCACACCGGCTCCCCGTTGATGGTCGCCCATCCACCCACATAGTCGCCCATCTGACGGTGACAGTGGGCACAGATCGCCAACGCCATCAGTGCACCGCCCTCGCCGCGAACGTGACCCCACCATGGCTGTGGGCGGGCATCACCGGCGCCCTGGTGAACCTCAGCGAGGACACCTCCAGCCGCAACGCCACCGTGCAATGGGGGCAGCCGTTGTCCAGCGCCCGAGACTGAGTGGACCGTGGGCGATGCAAACAGTCGCACCAGGAGCCGCCACGGCACAGCTCGTGGCGACCCTCTTTACAGTCGGTGCAGATGAACTGAGGCATTAGTCGAACACCACCCCAGTGACCTTGGTGAGATGTTCCTTGAGGCGGTCAACCTCATGCCCGTCGTCGACCGGACCCCAGAAGAAGATCTCGTCGGCCTGCTTCGCGTCCAAGCCAAGTAGCTGCATTGCCACCTGTGGCACTGAGCATTGACAACCAATGGAGTGACCGTCATCAGAAAAGCAAGGCGCCGGGTTGCCATCCTTGTCGAGGACACGCATCGCGCCATCCATACGGCCGGACACGATGAGGGTCCAGCCTGCGACACAGGCGAATGTGCCACAGCGACTCTTGACGGCCCACTCTTCCTGGTCCCAGAACTGGGGGAACGTCTCGATCTGCTTAACTACCGTCCTGAAAAGTTCCTCGTTAACTGTCACCTGTCTACCTCCGCTATCCGTTTGATCAGCTCGGTGGCCTGCCTGAGGTTGTCGCGTAACGTAGTGTGGAGGTTCCAGAATGTCTCATCATGGAACAGACCTGACTGTTCAAGCTCCTTGATCACGTCACCGAGCGCTTGGGCGTACCCACCAACGTAGTGGCGTTGAACCTGCCTGTCGCCTCGGTCCTGGTGGGGTGCCACAGTCGACCAAATGATCATCCTTACTCCCTGATCAAGCTACGATACTCGTCGATGAACACCTTGACTGCCTCGTACATGTCGCGGGGCGTTGCCCCACCCACTGTCTTCAGCTGACGGATCAGCAGCTCCCGAGGCTGAATGTTGTCCAAGTGCTCCAGCAACGAGCTGAGCGTCTCCACCTGGATCGCCTCGTACAAGTCAGGCGTGAGGAGCCACCCCTGACGGTGCAGCTCCTCCACCAGGCTCGTCCCATCGTTGATGGCCCGGGCGTGTAGGCGACCTATCGCCTCGTAGGTTGCTGAGTCAACAGCTCCACCATGGCGGCGATCCCGTAGGTGTCGGCCAGGTCCTTGTGATCTCTCCATGCCCCCACCAGGTCACGATAGGTCTGGTCGTAGCGAAGCTCTGAATCGAGGATGAACCGGTCCGATGTCTTGTTGCCGTAGAAGCGACGGTACTGGGGCAGCTTCTTTGCCTCTGTCGCCTCATAGTCGGTGACCTTCTTGTAGGCCTGCGCCATCAGCTTGAGTTCACGCTGGTGGCGTTCGACATTAGTCATCTTCGATCAACTTCTCGAAGGCATCGGCGATCTTGTTGAAGTCCCAGCGCTCCTGGTCATTGGCACAGGTAGCAGGAGTGCCATGTACTACATTGGGATCAGGCAGTGGGGGATCGTCTTCATCGAAGCCGTACCAGTCAGCTACCTCAGCGGGAAGAACCTCACTCTCACCCCAGTAGTAACCCAGCAATATGCTGGGATCTTGATTTTTGGCCACCTCGGTAAACACACCAAGGCAACAGTGCCTCGGTCCACTTCCATCGTCGTAGCGTAGTGACCCGAAGCCCTGCTTGTAGTTGCCGGACCGTAGCGCCTCAATACCGAGGCGGACTCGTTCCTTATTGATCATGATTCCTCCTTAACGGACCCCAGGACCGACAGGGATATGGTGGTCACCTGCCAGCCCCGGGCGTCTTGTGATGGGCAACTTCAGACTGGGACTAGTCTACTGGGGAGGGGTGGGGTTCGCTACTCTCCCGTCGAAGGATCGCTCGACCCTCCTCCACCAGCCTCGACACGGTGCTACGTCTCGTACCCGTTGACTCAGCCAGCTTGGTGGCGTCCCAATCTTCCTGACTAACCACCCTCACCGCCACCAGACGCCTGCGCCGACCCATAGACGACAACAGGTCTTGGATCACCGCGAACCACTCACCAGTGGTACGAAACTGGTCAACCTCTGACATGGCATCTAGTTCAGCCCACAGGGCCTCCTCCCATGCCGGTGTAGACACTGTGCTACCTCCCTTGACTCAAGAACATTTCCAAGTACGAGAGTAGCTCCTCATGCCCCACCAGGGATACCTCCCCGCCGGTGGACAAAATGTACGAATCGTCTAGTCGATGGATCAGGAACTCGTCAGTCTCGACCGGGAACTTCGAGACCGGCTCCTCCACCCGGCGATGCCGGGCACGATACGGGCTACCGCTCACCGTGGCGACCCTTATCCTTTCCACTTAACTCCCGCTCCAACCTCTTATCCGACATGTCCATGACATAGGTATACCAAGCGACAAGTCCCGCCCATATAGCGCCACCCACCACACACAAGTGACGATTAGCCCAAGACTGTGAGGCGTACCAGGCCACCATTGCCGACCAGGCAATAAAGATGAGGAATACAGTCAGCCTATACGCCAGACTCATGTCGTCCACTCCTCATCCCACGCCACCACAAATGTAGGAATTCCCGCTTCCTTCGCCTTGCGAAGACAATCCCCGGTACCTGATGAACCACCACGATGGAAACCAATCACCATGTCGGCGCCCTCATGAACCATGAGACTGTTACGGACAGGCCCCGCAGCCTTGCCGTGTGCGCGCCAATCAGCCGGGTAGGGTTCCACAGACACCCCGTCATCGCTGCGACGGCGAGCCCACCCATCGACCAACCGGTCAGCACCAGTCGGACAGTCACCGTGAACAACCACCAGCGGTTCACGCAGCAGATTGCACAGTTCCTTGAGTCGGTGCAGAACCGAATACACGGTCCATTCCGCCCAAGGGCCCTCCCAATGGCGGGAACCAGTGACGATAACTCTCATCAATCCTCCTTCTTGTGGGCGGGATGCCACACCACCGGGGACCACATCTGGGTGTAGCCCCGGCGGGGCACCCACAGCTGGGTACGTGAACCCCACGTCAACGCCACGATGAGGCACCCCCAGCGGGTGGTTACGTAGATCCGGGCCGGGGCACCGTACTTGCGACAGTCCCGGTCCAAAAGGCAGCAGTGAACGTTCACGACTGTTCCTGATTCATCAACTCGATCAGAAACTGAAGAACCCTACGCGTGTGTACCTGCTCCTGGTGCATAGATACAGTAGCGATCACCGGGACGTTGTTTGCCGCGTAGCAGCTACGAAGCCAGTCGGCTAAGACGGCGAGCGCGGCGTCAGCATCGCCGAAGCGGTCCGCAAACACTGTCGGTTCGCAGGTCCGATCAGGACAGTGGAGGTCATGAAGGGCAACGGCAATCCGCTCGCGCAGTGAGGGAACGTTCACGACTTCTTCCTTCTGGTCAACAGCAGCGCGACCAGGAACATGGGGCCTAGGATCGCGGGCAGGATCGACTCCTGGATGTGTGCGTAGATCCAGGCGTCATCGTTGAGGCGCAGTAGACCGACAACAAGCACACCGAGGCCGATGGTCAGGCAGCACCGAATGAAGGTCATCATGACGGTGGCCATTGCCCCAACATGCCACGGGAGGCACGCCAACGCGCCACCGCCACCCGCTTCACGTCGGCGTCACTGTAGCGACGATGCCCACCCGGTGTCTTGATGCAACGCACCTGACCCCGGTTGGCCCAGGTACGCAGTGTCTTCGGGTGAACCTTCAAGATCTGGCAGGCCTCACCTGGAGTCAACCAACCCGCAGCCTGAAGCCTGCTCTTACCCACCAACTTCATCTTGTTCCTCCATCGCCTTGATGGTGGCGAGAATGTTCAGGCCCCGCTGGACCCTCGGGTCGGCCACGATCCCCTGATACTCGGGCAGGGTCGGCTTACGCAGCGACAGTCCACCGTTGTAGTGGACCCATATAGACGGGGCCATGCAGCCCTCGCACAGGGTGACGTCGTCTTCCTGGGGCCCGTCGTCACCGGTCAGGTTGGTGTGCGCCCGGAAGCCGCGACCGCACCACGCGCACCGTACGTTCTCCTCCATACCCCCAACCTTACCACCCCTCCCCCCGATACGTCTAGGAGTCATCACTCTATGTAACAGGAAGCTAACTGGATCTTGCGTAACAGCACTATCTA